CGCTGCAACTGCGAAGAAGCTAGCCGAAGGATAATCCGATGAAGTTGTGTACTGGATGCAACGAGACACTTCCAGAAGAGAATTTTGGAAAAAACTCTCGGGTTAGTAGCGGACTAAAGTCTAGGTGTAAATCCTGTCTCAACTCTTGGATGCGGGAGTACGCGAAGCGTAATCCATACGACTCCCTCACGGCTAGGAACAAATACCTTAAGCGAACCTATGGGATGACGGCCGACCAGTTTAATGAGATGCTGGAGGCACAAGGCGGCTGCGCAATATGTGGAAAGATCGATAGCAACCTAAAAAACATGCACGTTGATCACGATCACTACTGTTGCGCAGGCTACCTTTCTTGTGGAAAATGCATTCGTGGAATTCTTTGCAATAAGTGCAATTGGCTAATTGCAGGGGCGGGTGAATCCATAGAGATCTTCCATAGGTCAATAGAATACCTCAATCACTGGAGTCGAAATGGAACTGATACTCCCTGAGATTGAGGATTTCACTAGCGGCAAAGTTAAAAGTCTCGGCTGGTCGGTCCTCAATTGGTGTACTACCTATTTAGGACAACCGGATGGAAAAACAAAGGGAGACAATTGGAGATTCACTAATGAGCAGGCTCTCTTTGTTTTAAGGCTTTATGCTATAAAGCCAAATGGTGAATTCGTCTTCAATAGAGCTATCCTTGAAAGAGCGAAAGGTTGGGGAAAGAGTCCACTTCTCGCCGCTCTGTGTTGTGCAGAACTCCTCGGGCCGGTCCGATTCAGTCACTTCGATGAAACCGGACAGCCAATCGGCCGGCCTGAGTACACCCCACTGATTCAGATTGCAGCTATCTCCGAAGACCAGGCGAACAACACATACTACCTCGTCATGGAAATGCTGAATGAGGGACTGGCGTACATAGCTTATGACCTCAAAGGTTGTGTCATGTTGTCGAAGGTCCACACCCACGACAACGGCATCATCCAGAAGGTAACCGCTAGCCCACGTGGTCGTGAAGGCCAGCGGGTGACGTTTGTAGTCTGCGACGAGACCCACTTGTGGGTCCCTGCTGAGAATGGCCCGGAGCTGATGGACGCCCTGCGTCGTAACGCTGTGAAGATGGACAACCGGATCGTCGAGACGACGAACGCCCCCGTCCCTGGTGAGATGAGCGTCGCTGAAGACAGCCACGAAGCGGTGGTTAAGCAGGTAGCTGGGTTGGCCGCTGCGGGGGTCGACGGGAGCTACGTCAAGATCCTCCTTGACACCCGAGAGGTGTTCGTCGAGGACATCTACGACAAAGAAAAAGCATTCCCGGCGCTGCGGTACGTCTATGGTGACGCCGCCAAAGACAACGGTGGATGGGTAAACCTCGATCGTATCTGGGATGAGATCCTCGACCCAAGCTGCCGTGAGCACATGGCCAGGCGGTTCTACTTCAACCAACGGATCAGCGGGCATACGACGTGGCTCAAACCCCACGAGTGGAAAGCCTGTCGTGATGACTCAATCAAACTGAAGAAGACCGACCAGATTGCCCTCGGATTTAAGATCACACCGTCCAAAGCTTGTGTGATCGTGGCCTGCCGGCTGACAGATGGCGCTCTCTTCAACCTCTCCGGGAAGGACTGGGAGAGAACCGACGGCGACCCTGAGAAGTGGGAAGTCAGTGCCACTGCTGTCGACAAACGTATCCGAAAGCTCATCGACGACTACGACGTCTACAAAGTCGTAGCCGACCAACAGTCGTTCCAGGACATCATCGGCCGGTGGTCGATTGACTACGAGGACGTTATCGAAGAGACCTCCGTCCAGAACAAGACGAAGATGAGTAGATATTGTGAAGCCTTTGAATCTGCTGTTGTCGGCAAGAGGCTTAAATACAACGATGATCAGATCTCGCGACACGTTCTTAATTGTCACGAAGTGGAAACTCCCACCGGCTACACTATTCGCCAGGAGACACGACATACTACTCGCTATATCATTGGCGCGCAAGCTGCCGTGTTGGCTTGGGAGGCTGGAATCCTCGCGATCGAAGAAGGGGCCATGAAGTCAAAGGTCGGTACGCTGTATTCATTTTAAGGGGGCTTATGAGACTCTGTAATAAGTGCGGGGTCGAGAGGCCACTGGAACGTTTTCGTGAATATACAACCACTGCCGGAAACACTCTTCGTCGCTGGACCTGTTTAGACTGTGCGTTGGTTAGGAAGCGGACCCCAGAGTATCGCGAAGGTCAACGAAATCGGATGCATGCCGGTCGCGGAAGACGAAGCAATCTTAAGCGACATTCTCTGACCGAAGCTCAGTTCGAGGATCTATATCTATTCCAGGGTGGGGTTTGTGCCACCTGCTATAAGCCATGCAAGACCGGTTCGGAACTTTCTATAGATCATGACCATTCGTGTTGTCCTGGGAATACTTCTTGTGGTAGATGCATAAGGGGCCTCCTTTGTCGGTCATGTAATAGTGCGCTCGGGTACGCCAAAGATTCTCCCGAGCTACTTCAGAACATGACTAGATATTTGATTGAAGGGAGGCTCTAATGACCCTACCTCTGCAAAAGGTAACCGACTCTGTCGTCCTCACCGAGAATAAGTCGCCGTTGGACGAAGAGAAGAATCCCTTCAAGGCGAAGATCGCACCCCTGACGACCCCCGAGGAAGTGGACGCATCCCGGGAACCGGGGACGCCGTGGTGGTGGTTGGACAGGCTCGTTCTCCGACTGATGGATAGGCAGGCCCGCTTTGACACGCTCGAACGATACGCAGTCGGTAATCATCCTCTGCCTAATCTGGATAAGCGATATGTACGAGCACTTGAGGACCTTCAAAGAAAAGCTACAACGAATTACTGTGATCTGGTCATCAAGGCGACAATCCAGAGAATGAAGGTACGAGGCTTCCGCTTCGGTAAGGCTGCGGGCGAGGGTGATCCTGGCACCAGAAACAACCCGCAGCGTCAGGGAAACTCACTGAAGCCGGATGGCGCGGGGGGTGACCCTCGGAAGCCCAGTGGGAAGCCACAGCAGGACGGTAAGGGTCGCCCCCAACAGCGCGACCAGAACCAGGACCGGCAGGCTAACCGAGACCAGTACGACCAGGACCAGACCCAGCGTGACCGCCAGCAGCAAAAGCAGCAGGGGAGTGGTAGTGGTGGAGGGGGACGACAGGCTCAGGCTTCTTCGAGAGATGGGGCTTCTAGTCGAACTGGGCAGGGCAATACTCAGCAACCTCGGGATGCTGCCCGTGGTGACCAGGGTAGCCAGAATGACGGTCCCGGGAAGCCGGGACAATATCCGCGTTCGGTTCACCCCGCAGACATCGCCCCGCCGCCAGTAGCGACGATTAACGCCGCTGACAGCGAAGCTGGAGACATCTGGGATGCCAATGACATGGATCTCCAGAGCCCGATGAACCTCCAGATGGCCGCGACCTTTGGCGTCTGCTACGGCCTCGTCTGCCCCGCCGAGGAAGGCGACGAGCACCCCCGAATCTCGATAGAGGACCCGAGATGTTGCATCACGGAAAGAGACCCTCTTCGATTCGGGAAGTCAATCGCTGGATTGAAGCTGTTTCAAGACTCGGTGTTAGAGGTTGTCGTAGCTGTCCTCTATCTCCCCGAATACACCTACATCTTCACTGGGCCTGGATGGGTGGACCGTTCTCCGGAGGAGGTCGCCAAGCTTACCCGAGAGTGGGCGTCGAATCCCCGCGCTGGTGGCTTCAAGCTCGTCTCGATCGAGCCGAATGAACTCGGAGAGGTGCCGCTAGTCGAAGGGATGTGGCAGCCGTCGTTCGGCCCTGTGAGTATGGCCGAGCATGAGAACGTCCTCGACATCCAGGACCGGATCAACCACACCGTACTCGACCGGCTGATCATCACGAAGAACCAAGCCTACCGCCAGCGGTGGGTCAGTGGTGTGACCCCCGCCCGTGGGAAGAAGGGTGCGAAGGGGAGCAAGGCCCCGGCCTGGGATCCCGGAGCGGACATGCTATGGGTCACGGATAACGCGGAAGCGAAGTTCGGTGACTTCGAGCAAGCTGACATCACTCAGGTACTCGAAGCGGTGAAGAATGACGTCGGCGACATGGCCGCTATCACCCAGACGCCCGGTACCTATCTGATGAACCGGATGGTCAACGTCTCTGGCGACACGCTAAGCCAGGACCAGATTGCTCTGGTGATGAAGGTCGGGGATCGATGCGACGCGATGGGCTGGTTCTATGAGAAGTTGATAAAGCTTGCCTTCGCCTACAAGGGTGACAAAGAGAAAGCGAACAGTACTGAAGCCTCTACTCTATGGGCTGACCCGGAGCGCCGGACGCTAGCGGAGCAGAGTGACGCCGCGAGTAAGTTCGTCGATGTCATCGGGTTGCAGTTGACGATGGAGAAGCTTGGATTCACTCCTGAAGAGATCGAGTTCGCTGTCCAGGAACAAGAGCGCAGGATGCAGCAAGAGATGATGCAACAGCAGGCTCTTGCAGACCAGCAGGCCGAACAGGGCATGGCCCAGATCGGCGCTAAGGGACAGACGGATATGGCGAAGGGTGACGCCAAGAACCAGACCGATATCGAAAAAACAAAGATCAGTGCACAAGCCCAGAAAGAGAAGGCCGCTGCACAAAAGAAGACTTCTGCGGCAGGCTCAAAGAAGCCCGCAGGGAAATAGAATGACCTTCTGGAAAGGTGAATAAAGAGATGTCTGATGTCGAAGAGGGCCAGGAGTCCTCAGCCGGTGTAGAAGAGACCCAGGAAACTGAGTCTACGAAGAAGGCCCCGAGCGGAAACACGAACGACAGCATCAATCAGTCGCTGGACGACATTGATGACCCGGTCGTGCTGAAGCAGATGGTGAAGAGCCTTCGCGGAGAGAATGCGAAGGGTCGTAAAGAGAAGCAGCAAGTGAAGTCAGAACTCGAAGAGTTCAATTCGTGGAAAGCTAGCCAGATGTCCGACCTAGAACGCGAGCGCGATCGCGCGGACAAGGCAGAGCAGAAAGCGAAGGATATGACTGCGCGGGCGGTCCTCAAGGAATACAACCTTGATGATGACTTTCTCGACTTCATCACTGGTGCAGACGAAGACGAAATGCGTGAAAAGGCTGAGAGGTTGAGTGGCAAGCTGTCGAACAGCTCCCCAACTGACGACCCTGCTTCGGCAATGAGGCCACAGGGTGTCCAGTCTACCGGACTACTCGCAGGTAAGCGGGGTGACCCAGTCGGAAAGGCTGGGAAGAAGTCCGAAGGCGATTGGTTCGGTGAATTCTACGAGCAGAGCTTCCGGTAGGAAGCTCGCTCTCTCTACAACACCTTGAAGGAGGTGAATGACATATGACTATTAATCGTACTGGTACAAGCCGTACCGCGAGAGAGATTCCAGAAACCGTTTCGGCGGGGATTCTCGCTGACGCTGTCGAGGCTTCCGCTGTACTCCAGTTGGGTAACACATTCACGATGACTGCCTACCAGCACCGTATCCGGGTGCTGAAGGCTTTCGCGGATGCGTTCTGGCTGTCGGGTGCAACCCAGGCTGTCAAGGACAGTGCTCGGAAGACCGAGACTGACCTGTCCTGGGACAACGTATACATCACTCCTGATGAACTCGCTGTCCTGGTCCGTATCGACGACGCATGGATGGACGACTCCGACATCGCTTGGAGCGAAATCCGGAAGGAAGTCTCTAGGGCGTTCGCCAAAAAGATCGACCAGGCAATCATCTTCGGTGATGGTTCGCCCCCGGCCGGTTTCTCTGGCCCCGTCGGTGGTCTAGTCGGTGGCGCTAACGCGGCCGGCAACGCCACGATCGTCGGGACGACCATCAGCAACACGGTCAACGACATCGTTCTTGACCTTGCTACTGTCGCTGAGGATCTCGCTGTAGACGGCTACGACACCAACGGATTCGTGGCCCGGAAGGGCTTCGCATGGCGGCTCAAGAAGCTCCGTGCGACCACTGGTGAGGCTGTGTACGCTCCGATGAGCGAAGCTGGACCCGCGACTGTCTTCGGGCAGCCGTTCTACGAAGTCGGCAACGGCGCGTGGGACGACACTGAAGCGCTGGCTCTGGCCGGCGAGTGGGACAAGCTCGTCATCGGAATCAAGCAGAACATAACCTTCGACCTGTTCGACCAGGCTGTTCTGACTGATGGCGCGGGAAACGTTACCTACTCTGCTGTAGAGCAGGATGGTAAGGTGCTCCGTGCTGTGATGCGGCTCGGTTACGCCGTGCCTAACCCGATCAAGGTTCTGGGCGGGACTTTCCCGTTCGGGATTTTGAAGCCGGTAGGCGCTAGCTAATAGGTGGGAGGGGCGGCCCGGCCCCACAGCGGGCGCCCCTCCCGGTCTATTACTCCTGGTACTCCCACTTGATGGACGTCCCAGGATCGAAGTAGCTCGTCCACTCTACCATCCCTGACTTCACAGGGGAGGTGTTGTTGAACCAGTCCCTGATCAGATCAGCCCACAGTTCGTCGAGGACGTTCTCAGTCAGATCTCTGATGAAGTACACCGTCGCCTCTGACCACGTATCGACGTTCCGTGGTCCCGTCCGAGCTTTCGTCGCCCGGACTGACCCAATCTGGCCAGATTGCTCGACCTCAATAATTAGCTTTGCCACACTCTCTCCCTAGGACTCCCTTGTGAAGGTACTCGGTTACAACAGCACATACGTCGGCAGTGGCCATAATGCTGGGGCAGAGACGTCGCTCCACGACCTCCTCCGTCTGCTGAAGCGGGAAGGGCACAAGGTCGAGGTGCTTGCTAGCCGCGTCTTCGTTGATGGTAGTGCGTCGTACCTAGTAGATGGTATCCCAGTCAACGCGTACTCGTCGAAGAGAGATCCGACCCTCCATTTTCCTGGACACGATCTCATCATAACCCAGCTTGAGTGTGCGGCCCGTGGGAGCCTCGTCGCCCAACAACACAAGATCCCCACCGTCCAGATGGTGCACAACTACACGGAGTTCTCACTCAATATAGCCGAACGGTACTGTGACAAACTCGTCTACAACTCCTACAACACCCGCGCGGCAGTCGAGGCCAACGGCACCCACAAACCGAACTGTGTGCTCTATCCGCTGGTCGACCCCGCGCTGTACAAGATCACCCCTCCGAGGGTGGACAAGGGCTACATCACACTAGTGAACTTGTCGGACGGCACGGAGCCGTTCTACGACAAAGGCCACGACGTCTTCTATCATCTCGCGGCACGATTTCCGGATCTCCAGTTCCTCGGGGTCCTCGGAGCCTACGGCAACCAAGACGTCCGAGAGATGGACAACGTCACCATCCTGCCCCACACCCAGAACCCGCTGGAGATCTACAGACAGACCTCGGTGTTGCTGGTGCCGTCGACGGTGGAGTCTTTCGGCCGGGTGGCGGTGGAGGCCGCCGCCAGTGGAATCCCAAGCATTTCCACTGACCTCCCCGGGCCATTGGAAGCGGGGGTCTCCTTCGCCTATATCGACCCCAAAGATATGTGGACGTGGGAGTCGGCGCTGACGACTCTCCTCAACAACTACGACTGGCACACTACTAACGCTATCGACGCTTCTGACCGTCTGTGGAAGCAGACCCAAGACCAGATTCCAGACTTCCTTCATCTTATAGAGTCGGGGTGACCGCGTGACTGTATTGGCTTTGACCACTATTGATGACATCGAAGCTGCTACCGGGGATCCAATTCCATTATCGGAAGAGCCGAAGTGGCAAGCCTACATCGATTCAGTCTCCAGTTTTGTTAACGGTTATGTAGACGACATCTTCGAAGAAATTACCGATGACGTTGTCCGCTATCAGGCTGACTACTACGGCTTGATCGACCTAGGAGGTGGTCCAATATCTGACGTCTCTCTGATCTCGAATTGGAGGACGGACGCCGAAGTGTCGTACGCATACTGGAATGGGATTGACCAGATCTACGGCCTTCAGCCATTGCAAGTAGTAGATGTCACGTACACCCACGGTTGGGTAGAGATACCCGACGATATTAAGTTTATGGTTCGGGATATCGTACTCGGGGTTCTCGAACTCGGAACCTCCGGACCAATCCGGAGCTTCACTGTCGGAGATGTCTCGGAAGTCTATGACACCACTGCTGGTGGGAAGGTCGCGGGGGTAACACTCGCCGGCCACACACTCGCACGGTACTGCACGACAGACTACACATTGAGGCTGGGGGCGGGGCACTACCCCGACAACACCCCCACCCTACCGATTCCATAGGGGGTGAGCTGTGGGGAAACCACTAGGTAACGACACCATCACGATTCTGAACGCGCCGCTAGTATTCGATCCCCGTGACAACACCTCCTATCGAGACTGGGATAACCCCGTCGCTACCGTGGTGACAAAGGTGATGGTCGAGCCGTTCCCTATGGCCGAGAAGCTGAACTTCGAGGACAACCGGGATAGGGAGTTCATCCGTACGGCCTTCCGGTTCTACTGTCCTCCCTCGACCGAAGGGGTAGTACTCCCGACCAGCCGGGTTGTGTGGGGGCCGTATGAATTGGATGTCTTCGGCGAGCCGGGGCCGTGGCGTCGGTTCAGCGGCCAGACTCATCACGTCGCGTTCATAGCGAGGGAGCGAGATGGGTAGAACTGATGGCTAGATCGTCGTCGAAGGTAGATCACGCCGCACTAGAGCGTGTGGCTAGAAACTCCCTCGAACTCCAGCGACAGACAAAAGAAGAGGCTGAGAAGATCGTCGAGACTGCGAAGCAGGTGTTCATCGCATCCCAGCGCGGGGACAACGAAGCTAGGACATCCGAGACGACCCCTCCGAAGTATCTGTTCTCATTCTCCGTCCGTCGGATCGAGAAGCCTGACGGGACGTGGGCGTACGAAGCCCGGAATGACGACCCTAGCGCAGTGTGGGTTGAGTTTGGCGCACACGCGGGCGGTAGGACTGCCGTCCTCCGTTACCGGCCGCTGGCTAGGGCACTAGATATTGTCGCGATGGAGGATTAATGGCTGCTATCTGGGAGTATATCCAAGATGGTGATGCGGAAGCTGCCGTCCTCGATATTCTCGTCAACGAAACCATCGAACTCGATAACGTCTCTGATCTATTTATCCGAACGAACATGATCGGATACACCCCGGATAAGAGATGGATCCATATAATCCAGGAAGGCTCCAGCTTCACCTGGCCCAAAGTCTCCCGACCGAGGATTGATGTCGAGTGCTACGCACCGATTAGATCCACTGCGAGAGACCTGGCAAATATTTGCCTAGCTTCTATCTTCAGGGCAATGGGAACATACAGCGGTTTTGGAATTAAGATCACAGCCGTGAAGCTTGAGCAAGGAGTGACCCGCGTGCCCGACAAATATCAAGAGACATCGCGGTACGTATTCTCCGTACGACTGACTACCGTTCCCTTCGGAACCCCCTTGCCGACACCATGCTAAGGACTTGTTCGGGGTGTAAGGAAGAAAAGCCCCCTGAAGAATTCTATAAGCGAGCTATAAAAAGCGGATACCAGTATGCGTGTAAAGCTTGCTGCATCGCAAGACAAAAGAAATGGAACGCCAACCACCCAAACGCGGTGAGGCGTGGAGTGCTGGCCCGATACAGCCTTACGGCCGACGAGTACAGCAAGATGGTCGAAGACCAAGATGGGAAGTGCGCTATATGCGGACAGCTTTCCGACGAAACACTCCATATAGATCACGACCACTTTTGCTGTCCCAAAGCGGGAGGCAGTTGTGGCAAATGCATACGAGGTTTACTCTGTGCTCGTTGCAACAGGGGGCTTGGCGGTTTCAATGACTCGCCAGACACGCTAATAGCGGCCTCTAACTACTTAATCAACTATAATAGAAAGAGGTGAACGTAAATGGCGAAGGACGGCGCGCAAGTACGACTTGCACCCGACGGCAAGGTCTACGTCGGTCCTGTAGGTTCAACCCTACCGACCAACGCGACTATGGCCGTGAACGCCGCTCTCTCCGACCTCGGGTATATCTCCGAGGATGGTGTAGCTCTCACCCCTGGCGTCGACATCAACGACGTTATGATGTGGCAGTCTGCGGTGCCTGTAAAGCGCACCCTAGACACCGCGTCATTCGAGGTGAAGTTCTCGATGGGCCAGGTCAACAAGGCCACGTGGGGTCTGTACTTCTTCAACAACTCTGCCTGGGCGAATAACTTCGGACAGGCAAAGCTGACTCTGCTCTCCAACCCGGGGACGCAGGACTGCGCACTCATTATCGAGTGGGTGGATGACGAAGCTGACCAGTGTCGACTGGTGTTGCCGAAGGCGACCCTAACCGACCGCGACGACCTCCAGCTCACCAGAACTGACCCGGTACTCTCCGGTGTCACCTTCTCGGCGCTGGACTTCAACGGCGTGTTCGGTTACGTCTACTCCGACAACCCGGATCTGGTGCCAACCAGCTAATCATAGCTGGCCTGCACTGTCGTACCCACCTCCTAGCGGAGCAGGCAGCTAAAATGCTGCCGTCGTAATGCCAGGGAGGGGGCCTGGTTCGCTACCTCCCGCCCCCTCCCCACCAACTAACCAGGAGAATCACGTGCCCACTGTCAAGAAGAACCTCTCCGACGAGCAGAGTGACCAGCCGATCGAGTTCAAGTACGACGGCGAAACCTATACCGCCCCGGCTATGAAGTTGTGGCCACTGGAAGTACTTGAGGCTCAGGAGAGTGGAAAGAATGCCCTCGCGGTGAAGGAACTCATCGGGATGAAGCAGTACAACAAATTCAAGGCGAAGCCGAGGACGGTGGCTGACCTCGGTGACTTCCTCGAAGCTATGGTCAATGCCTCTGGGGTTACCCCGGGGGAATTAGAGGGCTAATCACACTCCTCGAAGACCCGGAGATGTGCGGCAGTGTAGAAGCTGATTTCACTCAGTTCTATAACGCAGATCTCCGGGATCTCTTCGACCCGGAGAACCGGAAGGTGACACTCCGTTGGGTGATTAGCCACCTCCTCTTACTACCAGACGAAGCCCGGACTCCCAAGAAGATCCGGAATGACCTCTTCGACCGCAAGGAACATCTCCTGACAGACATCTTCGAAGTGATGCGGAGTAGTGCATTCTATTCGTCCGTGTCTGCGAGTGTCGACGCAGGGAAGCAGGCCCGGAAAGTGTTCAAAGAAGCACCTGACCCGGTTGTACGTCCTCGCTTCAAGGACCCAGAGAAAGAGAAGCCCCGGTTTTTGTCAGGTAGAGAATTGAAAGCGATGATGCACGGATGATGCACGGCAGTTAACGAGAAGGTGGTGTTAGTGTGACTCAGCCAGGGAACCAGGTAGGTTCAGCTTTCGTCCAAGTCGACTATCGCACTGACACCACCGGAGCCGTCTCGGATATCGAGGGCTTCAACAAGCTCGCTGCGCGGCTGGTTAGGGACGTCAAGACTAACATCGACGTCGACACCACGAAGGCTCAGGCTCAGATGGCGGTGTTCCGTACCGCCTTCGAAAAGATCGGTGGGATGGTCGCAAAGCCCGACCTCGACACCTCGAAGGTGATGGCTCGGGTCGCAGAGATGCGGTCCCTCGGAGCCTCCCTTAACAACGCTTTTAACGTCAACGCCAACCTCGACACCGGCCGGCTTAATGCCCAGATGGCAGAGCTGCGGGCTCGACTGGCTAACGGCCTCACCCTTACTATCGGAATCAAAAGCGACCTTGACAGAGCTAGCTACGCCGCCGCAATCGGTGCCCTCCGTGCTCGGATCGCAACCGAACACCCCACGATTGAGATCGAGACTCGTGTAGACCACGACAGGATAACGAGGACTCTAGCTGCCGGCATCGGCGCAGGCATCGCCGGAGCGGCGGGGTTCGTGTCGGCTGCGGCCCACGGCCTCGGCCAGATGTTGGGGGACGTCTTCACTCAGACTGCCCGGCACGGCCTCCTCGCAGGGATCGGCGTCATCGGTGGCGCCGTTCAGTCGGGGTTGGCGATGACTGGTCCCGTGGGTGGTGCGATCGTCGCTGGAATAGCGGTGTTGGCAGCCGGGATGATTGCGATACTGGGATTCGTGATGGCTGGGTTCGTCGCTAGCCTCATTGGTGCGATGGCGGTAGCTATCGGTGTCGCACTGGCTGGAGTCGCTGGGTTGATTCTAGCCGGCGGCTTCATAGGCATCGTCGCTGGTGCATTCGCCCTCGGCATCGCAGCAGTCTCGAAAGATCCCCAAGTCCAAGGTGCGTTCGCCCGGTTCAAGGAGAACACGTGGGGCCGGTTCATGAACTCCGATGGGGTCAAGGCCTTCATCGGACCGTTGGTGCAGGCGATGGACCAGATCGGTGCGGCCTTCCAGAGATGGATGCCGATGATCGATCGGATCATGAAGGGGTTCGCCCCGTTGCTGGCGCCGGTTACCTCCGGCTTCATCGGGATGATCGATCACATCCTCCCTGCCCTCCAGCGTTTCGCTGAGTCGCAGTTCCTCAAAGACCTCTTCAACATCTTCGGTCAAGGTCTCGTGAAGATTGGCGAGGCTATCGGTGGCTTCATCAACAAATTCTTGAACAACGGACCGGCTATGGCTGGGGTCCTGAAGGCCCTGGAGATGGGCTTCCAGTTGTTGTCGTGGGCAATCAATGGAGCCGGTGACGGCATCATCAAGATGTCCGCGTTCTTCGGCCGGTGGATGGCTAACGCCCAAGTGCTCGCGTTGTTGAAGGTCATGGGTGACAGCTTCGGCATCATCGGGAATAAACTCCTCGATATGGTTGACAAGATCGTCCGAAACCACGAGGCCATGGATGGTCTGATCATCGTATGGCACGTGTTCATCGCGGTGTTGTCCTTTGCGATTGACGCTGTCGCTGCCATCATCATCTTCTTCGCTAGCCTCATCAGTAAGTTCGTCGAGTTGTGGCGGGCAAGCGAGATCTTCCGGTTTGCGATGCTTGGCATCGCTGGGGTCCTCCTAGCTCCCATCGCTGCCGTCGCTATCGCCTTCGCTCTGGTGGTCGGGGCGATCGTCCTAGCTGTCGGCATCGTCGGTGCCGCCATCGGGTTGATCGTCTTCGCAGTGATGTGGATGGTTAGGAACTTCGATAACGGACTCCGGTTTATCGCGTGGCTCTGGAGTGTGACGTGGAACGGGCTGAATGCTGTCGCTGTCGCGGCATGGCAGGCCATCACTGCTGGGGTTGTTGCCTTCTGGAATCTCCTCATCGGATGGTTTAACAACGGCCTGAACTTCATCCGGATTATCTGGAACGCTACATGGGGATGGGTAGCTCCGTTCGTCATCGGAATATGGAACTGGATAGCTGCCGCCGCAGTCGCCTTCTGGAACATCCTCATAGCGTGGTTCAACTTCGGGTTGAACTTCATCTTGAACCTTTGGAATGTCGTCTGGGGATTCATCGGTGGCTTCGTGATGGCCGTGTGGAATGCCATCGCTACAGCTGCGGTTGTCTTCTGGAACGTCCTTATCCAGTGGTTTAACTTCGGACTGAACTTCATCTTCCAACTGTGGTCGGCGGTGTGGACGTTTGTATTGAACCTCGTTGTCTTCGTGTGGCAGACGGTGATGCAATGGGCTGCGGTGTTGTGGTCCTTCCTGACAGCGATATTCTCCGCTGGGCTGAACTTCATCCAGGCCATATGGGGAGCCGTGTGGAACTTCGTAGTTCAGTTCTTCATGGCGGTAGTCAGTACTATCATTGCCTTCGCTCAGGCATTCTGGGCTTTCCTAACTGCTATCTTCCAGGCTGGATTGAATTTCATCCAGGCTATTTGGAGTGCGGTCTGGAACTTCTGCGTCCAGTTCTTCCTGGCTGTTGCTGGTGCAATCAGCAACGCTGCCCAGCAGTTCTGGAACTTCATGATGCAGTTGTTCCAAGCGGCGTTGAACTTCCTCCAGTTGATATGGCAGACAGTGTGGAATGCCATCCATCTCTTCGTCGTCCAGACCTGGCAACAAATTTTCCAGACTGGTGCGGCGTGGTGGGCACAGATTCGGCAGCTCTTCGAATCGGCACTGAATTTGCTGCACGGTGCGTGGAACTCTGCGTGGTCTGCGATCCACCGGTTCGTACTCGATACCTGGACTCAGATCCTCGCTACCGGTAGAGCGTGGTGGGAGCAGATTAAGAACCTGTTCTTCGCCGCTGTCAACGCAGTCCACAAGGGCTGGAATGATGCCTGGACTGGGATGCACCAATTCCTGCTAGGCACGATGAAGAAGATTGCAGATGGAGTGAAGGGTGGGATTAACTCCGTCATCGGCATCTTCAACAAAGGCATCGGGCTGATCAACGGGATGCTCGGGAAGCTCGGGGTCTCCTTCAAGATTCCGGACATCCCCGGACTAGCTGGCGGTGGACTCGTCGGTGGCCTTGCTGATGGCGGTCCTGTCGAGCTAGCTCATGGTGGCCCGCTCGGTAGCAACTGGAAGCGGACCCGTCCTGGTCGGCCAATCACTGGGCAAGGTGGTGGACGCGAGGACCGCGTCCCGCTGATGGGCTCGCGTGGTGAGTTCGTGGTCAACAAGAAAGCGACCGCGTCTAACATCCACCTCCTCCGGGCGATCAACGCTGGCAGAACCCAACAGAAGACAGCTTCTAACTTCCAGAACAAAGCAATCAAGCCCTGGAAGACGAACTTCCATGTAGTAGGGGATCGGAAACGAAGCGATACCAGGCCCCGAAAGGGTGACCACCTAAAATTCTTCGGTGGTGGTGGGGTAATCAACGGCACCTCCGGTGGCTTGCCTCAAGGCTTCGCTAAGAAGATCGTCTGGATTGGCGCCAACGGTGACAACGAAGGCTTGATGAATGAGCACAAGGACCACGTGCACGCCGCTATGGGTGCCGGTTATCAAGCTGTCATCGCTGCCGCGAAACAGTCAGGTGTCGGCCACACGGTCGGCTCGACCGTTCGTCCTGGTGCTAAGGACTTCCACGGAGCAGGTAAGGCCGTGGACTTCCCCGGCTTCAACCAAGACAAACTCGCTGAGTTCTTCGGTCACTTCCCTGGGGTTGTCGAACTAATCCACCGTACTTCAGCCGGTGACTACGGCATCTTCTCCACTGGTGGTGGAGGTGGCCCGCTGGCAGCCCTGAATAAGTTCTTCAAGAAGGGTCTGGCGTGGGTCTTTAAGAACATGCTCGAACCTGTCATCGGCGAAGCTAAGAAGCTGTTTCCGAAGGGGAACGTCGCGGCTGAGATGGCCCCCGCCGTCCTAGATAAGATGGTCGAGGGGATCAAGAAGAAGATCACCGAAGAGTACGAGAAACAGCTGTCAAACCAAAACGCGTCCGGGCCCTATGGTGGGCCTATCTCGACGGCTCAAGGTTCGCCACTGTTCGAGGCTCTTGAGCAAGCGAAGCTGATGAACGCGAGTAAGAATGCGGTGTTGGCGATGGTCGCGGCTGGGATCGTCGAGTCAGGCTGGAGGAACATCCTCAAGATGCTTGACCACGACTCCATTGGCGTTCTCCAGCAACGTACGAGTCAGGGTTGGGGCAGTCTCGCCCAGCTTGCTAGCCCGGCGTTCCAGGCTGCTAACTTCCTCTCTCGGTATCAGGATCTCGGTTCTATCGGCCAGTCCGCTCAGAATGTCCAGAAGTCAGCCTTCCCTGGGAGGTATCAGGCTGTCGTACCGCAGGCTATGGCTCTGCTGAAGCAGGCTGGCTACCCGGGCTTCTTCGGTGGTGGATTGGTATTCGACCAGGGAGGAATGCTGCCTACGGGGACAAGCATCATCAACAACAACACCGGCAAACCAGAGCCGTTGGTGAACTCCGATCTCCTCCGAAAAGAGACGGCCGACGCTGGCGGCGACACTACAGTATTGGTGTACGTCGATGGTGTGCTACACGCCGCAAGGGTAGAGGTCCAAAAGAATAACGCCGAACTGATTAACGCACTGGATAGAGGTAGGGGAATCTAATGGCTATTACATATACCTTAGGTGCGTACGCCGCCTCTGCTTCAGCACCGCTGACAGTGGCGGCTCCGGCCGGGCAGGTCGACAGTGATGTCACCTTCCTGTTCCTCACCAGCAAGACGATTTACGGTACCGGTACGGTGACGTGGGCTCCACCTGAAGGTGGGTGGGTGAAGCTTAACGAGTTCCTCGGGTTCCCCGTGGGCTCTGCGGCTGATACCGGTATCGTAAACATCGCTTGCTTCTTCAAATACGGTGTCACTGGGAGCGCGGTCACTACCCTGACTACTCCCGGTAACTCCACCGTGATGCAAGGCCAGATGATCACCTGCCACCGGACGGCTGGGAAGACCTTTGCGTTCAAAGCCAGCACTGCTCGGGACACCACCGACGGTGCGAACTACTCCACAAACAGCAACATCGGGAATTTCGTCGCTCTCAACGGCGACCAGCTCTTCTCGGTGACGGGGATGAACTCCGACTCCGGGACGTGGACAGTCCCAACCATCACTGTCCCCGGGTTAACAGTAGGTACGGTAACTAACCTCGCTAACAACGCCACCACCCTCGGGGATGACGGCAGGCTACTTATCAACCAAGCACTAATCACTGCCGGTACGACCCAGAGTGGGCCCGCTACAGCCGGTGGAACCGCTGCGGCGTTCACTGGCTCCGGTACGAGCATGATGCTACGTATCCGGGAGGTCACCGATCCCGCTGTCTCTATCGTCCCAGATACGGACTTCCACATCCAACCGAGATACCAACTCACCATTACTGGCCTCGGCCCATTCGATCAATGGAAGATTGAGAGACGCGGAGTCTCCGGTGAATACGCTACGGTGCCGGTGCGTGGTGGTGACTACCAGGACATCCCGACAAGCTCAGCGGTCCTCGACGACATCGAGTTTCACTTCTCGGGTCGTGAGGTACTCGTCGAGCAACACTACTACGACATCACGGTATACTCCGGTGGGATATTTAACGCCACCGTCACCGTAGGCCCAGTGACACCGGCAACAGACTACGCCACTGCGGCGGCTGCGGATGGGTTCTTTGCTCCGTACTCCACCTGTCCAGTGACGTTCATCTCTGACCCCATCGCTCCGAGTGTCGATATCCCCGTGATGGTGATGCAATTCGACACCTACGACCGAGCGGGAGCGATCCTCGGGAATCATAAGGTCCTCGGCCGACGAAATCCAGTGATCGTCACTGATACGTCAGCGGGCATGACGGGATCCTTCACTATCCTCGCGATGAATGTCTCGCCAAGCCGGACGGATAACACCCCCCCGGCGTTGACGGCTGACCGTGGGTTCCTGACCGCTGCCAGCTACGGTACCCCGACAGGGCCGAAGAGGATCGAGGACTTCTTCAACCGGGGAAACATCCTGATGATGCGACACCGGAGTGCGATGATTGCGGGCATCCCGGACTTCTATTTCGTCATCGACTCTATCTCGATCCACCGATTGAATAGACTGGCTGCGCAGTACGGAGATATCACACTCGACTACCCCTACTACGAGATCACAGTGCAGTTCATCGAGACTGACCGACCGGCCACCCTTAGCCAGGCCGTCACTAGTACGTGGCAAAATGTCTTGGACGTCAACGACAACTGGGGCGACGTCTCGGTTGGGGTTTCGACCGCAAATACGAATTGGTTGGATGTCCTATTGGATGGAGAGTGAGTCGTGTATTCGGTATCCGATCGCTTCCTCCAGACAATCGCTCAAGGGGGGAGACGTAAGACTGTCGTCGACCTCTACTACGGAGCAGGTAGTAGCTGGGTCCGTATTGAGAATGACATCCCGGTAGTAGCTGGGAGTATTAAGTGTGACTCAGGCAGCCGGAGTCGACGGAGTGGAAACATCACTGTCGGCGACCCCGCACTGTTCCCCCTGATCGACAACTCCTCTGAGTTGAACCCCTACGGCACAGAGATGGTAGTCCGGACTGGGTTCGTGTACGCCGACAACACCGAAGAGTTGATTCCGATGGGTATCTTCGGAATAGACGATATCTCGGGGGACGAGGCCACTGGTTTGTTCCCCGAGGTTGCGATGTTCGACCGCGCCCAACGTGTGTACGATATGTCGACGCACGTCGCTGACTCCGGACCACAGTTATTCGGTGGAGACTACGCTAGCCAGGCCCTCCGAACCACCGTAGAGGGTGCTGCCCCTGGGTGGGCTGACAACCACCCGCTCTGGACGGTGACCCTCCAGTCAGGCATCACCGACTTCCTCATCCCGACGGGGTTCTACAACGGCGCCACTGACCGGTGGAAGATGGCCGAGGATCTCGCGTTGTCGATGGGTGGAGAGGTCTACTTCGACCGTGACGGGATGTGCCAGGTCAGGCCACCGCCAATCATCACAGATGAGTCGGACGCCGCCGACTCGGTGTGGGAGTGTGGAGTAGGTGAGGGTACCGGGGTTTTGATGACCGCAGCGAGGATCGTCAGCCGAAGCAACACCTATAACTCCGTCGTGATGCTGGGAGCAACCGGACAGGAAGGGAAGCCTCAAGCTTTCGCTGCCGTCTATGACCTCGACACACGGTCGAAGACCTACTACAACGGGCCCTTCGGGAAGAAGACTCTCCGGGTCAGCAACGCTGCGATCTCGTCCGACAGTCAGGCTTACGCCGCTGCGATCTCAAAACTCCGCAGTACCGTCGGCCTTAGTCGGACGCTAAGCTTCGATGCCCTCTGCAACCCTGCCCTCGACCCAGGAGATATGATCACGGTCGGGTTCCTGAATGGGACGTTTGAGTTACACCTCGTCGACTCCATCGACATCGACCTCCTCAACGGGAAGATGCAAATAGGCACTAGGAGTACTCAGTATGCAGCCCAGTAGTCAGGGACCGTTACCCCCTACTCAGCCGACGCTACCCACCTACGAGCCGGGACCGGCGCCGGTGACCCCAGTGAACGTCGTTGACGCCGTAGTCCAGGCCATCCAGACGATGGTGGACAACAGTGGCACTCGGTGGCTACAGGCTAGCTTCGTCGCCGAGGAGACCGACCCGAAGCTTAGCTACATCATTGCCGAGGGGATCGAGCATCACAACGTCCGGAAGCTGAAGCATGTCGGAACCCTGACGGCTAACGACCAGTGTCTCGTGCTCGTAGCGAAGGGGATGCCGATAGTAATAGTCGGTGTCATCACCGGAGATATCGTAGTCGATTCAACACTCTGGTTCCTCTAAGGAGAATCGTGTCAACAGTTACCCCGATCAATCAGTTCCAGATCCCGCAGTTGGCGGACTCTCCCAATATCGAGACCGCCATCCAGCCATTCGCTAATGCCATCGACCAATTCATCCTCCCCCGGTTTACGACTGTTGCCGTCCGGGATACCAGGATCTCTGCCCCGACCGAGGGAATGATGTGCTACGTCTCAGGTACGAAGGAGACGTATCGATACAACGGCACGACGTGGGTTTCTGCCGTCCCCCGTGTCGCGTACAAGCCCTCGAACCAGAACGCTACGGGTACTACTCTAGTGGCAGACTCAGCGATGCTACTGTCCGTCGAGACGAACTCGAAGTACGTTGGCCGAATCAATCTCCTCTACTTCTGCCAGCACTCCAACGACTTCAAAATTAACTGTATCGGTCCGCCGTCGTGTTCCGTCTCCGTCGGTTCGATCGCGCTGGAGGCTGGTGCCACGACAGCAAGAGATCTTATCACGAACATGGAGTACAACAGCGAAACCAACTCCATCGTCGCTGGAGCTCCAGCGGTAACAGCCGCACCGTCCTACGCTTTACTTCATCTCTTCGGACAAGTTGGCGCCAACACCGGAGTCATCGGGTTCTACTTCGCGAAGTATGCCGCCGCCGGTTCGGACTCTATCTGTTTAGCGGGGTCGTTCATGGAGTTGTGGAAAGTTGGCTAGACTGACCTACGAAGGCGAAGAGTACGAGTACGAGGAGAAGTGTGAGATCACCCTGCCAGGCCCCAAGCCATCACCCCCACCACGAAGGAGTAAATCGATGAATCTAGGTCCCTATGGGAAGGCTATCGTCGCGGCCCTCGGCGCCGCTGCGTACTACCTCAGCGACAACGTCTTCTCGGTCAACGACGGGATCGAGATCGCGCTGACAGTGCTGACTGTACTGGGTGTGTACGCCATCCCGAACACTCGCCGGAGTCCAAACGTACAGTAGAACAGACACAAAGAAGGGGGTCAGCCCGATGGCTGACCCCCTCTTTTTTCGTCTCTATGCTGTCTGTACAATCCTCTCGATTCGCTGAAGTATGAACTCCATGACGTCGTCCTGATCTTCTGCCTTAAAATCATTCCACATAACCACCTGCTCGATTGAATCAAACCCGAGCGCCCGAGCGAATTCGAGTTGAGACCACACATCATCTTCGTCGCGGGCGTCAACCGCGACGTTATGCGCTCCGACGATACAGACAGCTCCAGTATCGTGGTTCGTCAGCATCCCCCGGCACCACCCTCTCTCCTGAATAACTGAGACGACTTCCGACAGGTGCTCGATCATCTTCGCTTTGTGGAAGAGCGGTGTTCCAGTCTGAGTCACTGTCATTCTCCTAGTTGTTGGAACAGATTCGGTGAGTGGTTTAGTAGCTTCCGGTGTATCTCTCGTGCGAACTCCTGGATCTCGGCGTCAGCTTGAGGCGACTCCCGCATCTCGATAACGTGCCGCCACGCCCGAGCATTCCCCGAGACGACGATCTTAGTCTCCATCCCCGCCGGCAGGAAGGCCCGCGCTGCCTGCCGCGCTTCCTTCCGCTTCTTCCCCTCACCGAGGAGGGTGGCCATGACCATATCATAAGCGTTGTGGGCAGAAACCACCGCCCACGAACAGGTTCTAGTCAACCCGGGGGTGTCCTTACCGACGATATCAGGGGGGCAGATGGTGTCATACCCTGCAAGATCGACGTATCTCTGAGACAGCTCCGAGAAGGAGAGGTGGCGGTGCCGGATCAGTTCGTGGGTCAAGGTACGGCTAACTCCCACACAATAGAATGTGTAGGAGTTATGCTCTAGGACGGATTGGTGGTTCACTTCGAGGATGTGTTTGAGGTAATCCTTGTTGTTAGCCGTAGCAGGGTTCGGACGGTCCCACGACTGGTAGCAGGCACGGCCGGCGAACTCAGCTAGAGTGTCGGCGTCGTCGTCGTAGCCCGGATACCACGGGGCCACCTCCTCCTCAAGCCCCGGCTGGTCGAAGAAGTCTATCTTCGTGTACCCGATCAGCCACACCTTCATACTCTCTCCCTACTGCGTCGTACAGCTCCACCAACAGTCTAGCAGCGTCCGGACCGTACGTCCCCACCCTCCCCCGATACGGCTCAGTAAGAGCCTCCCTCACTAGGAGATACGCCTCACGGACCGTTGTTGACGGTTCTGTCTGAGAGGTTGACGTCATTGGCGTTGGCGATAATGTATCTGGCGTTGGCGTTACTGATTGCCACTCGGCGTCTATCACCTCGGGAGTAGGTGTTGAGGACGTCCGCCAGCTTCTCAATTGCTCGGTTAAGGGTCCGTCGACCGTTACTATCAGACTCATACTCGATCCCGTGGTAGTACCGTCCGTAGATGGCGTTCTGGTACTGGGCTGGGAGGTTTTCGTATGCCCAGGCGACATCGCTGTAGATCGCCATGTGCTCATCGAACTCCTCGGCCCGACAGTCCTCCGGGATAAACGCAGTCGCCCAGTCTTCGACTGAGAAGATCGACTCCAGTATTTGTTTCACATCACTGGTTTTGTACGAGTACTGACTGGAGATAGTGAGGTGCTGCCGTCGGTAGTCCCCCGCGATCTTCTTCGCCAACCAGAACAACGCAGTGCTCGCACCAGCGGCGTCGGGGTTGTTGAACTTCACCCTCCCCTTCTCCCACAACCACAACATCATCTCTTGGGAGATGTCCTCGGCGTCGACGTCCGGGAAGTCTTTAGCGACGAACGTAGCTATCCTGGAGACATCACCCTCCCACACACTGTAGAAATCTTCGCTCATACCACACCCACCAAATCCACACCCTCGATTCTCTTAGTGTCTCTAGTCCACGAACCGCAATCCAAACAGACGTATCGCTGATACTTCCCCGTCGCTGTATAGGCGAAGCCGCGCCGTTGGAGCGAGCCGATCATGCACGTCGGACAGGTTGTAATAGTGCCGTCGTAGAGTCGCGAGCTCGGATAGTTCGAGATCCACGGGAGCAGCACGGCCTCTAATTCTTCGAGTAGGGTAACGTCCCTCTTGTTGTATGTCTCCATCTCCTTCCAAGCCTTCGCATCCCCTGCCATCACCTTCACCCACAGTTCGTGGCCCTCATGCTTAACCTTCCCGTCCAACCCCAACGCCTCGCTGACGTACGCGAGTTTGTTACTCGGGAAGCGGAAGCATTTCTTCACTACGGCGCACAGATCTACTTGCTTATACGGGCTTGGCGGGCGGTACCCTCGGACTACGAACTCCTTATTCAGCGTCGGGATGTCGAAGTGTTTGCCGTAGTAGTGGGTGACGACATCAGCTTCATCCAACAGCCGCCACGCTTGCTCGATCATGTCGTCGCTCCGGTAGAACATCACCTTCTTTTCACCCCGCCACTTCGCTGCGAAGCATAGGGTGTAGCTTGACTCCCGTAGTTGGTTGAGCGAGACGTTCTGATTGAATAGGCCCCAGACGTGCGCAAGATTGGGGGAGGTTTCAATGTCCAAGAACAGGACCCTCATAGGCGCCTCTCAATATAGGCACGATGTCTAGCGGTGTTGAATGCTCGACACTTATCACACCTACAGCGCTGTCCATCATACATTCTCCGAGTACCATGCTGGTATGGCCCGGCCTTACGACGGTTATTCTCTGAATAGGTAACCACCTCCATATGATCTGGATTAACACAAGCCGGGGTCCCGCACAAATGATCTATTGTCATTCCCTTAGGAATCTTTCCTCGGTAATGTTCATAGTAAAGTCGATGTTGACCGTAGCCTGAGCTATTAAGGCTCAGTAGCCATAACCAACACCCCGTGTTAGGTTCAGGCACCCACCGATCATCACTTACGAAACGGTACATTCATACCCACAAGCAGAGTAGCCACCAATATCGAGCCACGAATCTCTGTTCTGCGGGTCCCAAGTCAGACGGCTTAGCTTCAGTGCCATCATGATCATCGCGACGTGATGAGGTTGGATGTCGTCAGCGCCGAAGTCCCCAAAGAAGCGAAACCCCATCGCGTTCAGCATCCCAGCGATACGGCGGAAGTCTTGAGTCGGAGGACCGTAGGAGTTGTTGCGTTGCTGAGTGGTCGCGAGGATAGCGTCCTCTAGAAGCTCCTGCCGTGCCGGTGCACGGAAGATCTCAGAGAGGTCGTCACCGTCGAACCACTCTTCGTCGTCGTCCTCTTCCTCCCAGTCTTCTTCCTGATGATTCACCGTAGGATCGAGAAAATTCTTCCCGACATACGATTCAGTGATGGCCTTGTCCTTCATCAATCCAGGGTCCTCCTTCTTCAGCCCCGGCTCCTCCTTCATGAACTCGGGCAGCCCCGCCATCGGCTCCTTCTTCTCCGGCTCAGTCTTCACTGGCGAACCTCACCTTTACCTTCACCGTGGCGTTGTCCACCAGCTCTTGGACTTGGTCAATGAGGTCATCGATCTCCTTCTCTGAGAAAGACATCGGGTCCTCGATAGCGTCGTAGGTCATCTCGGTCACGGTTAGGTGCTCGACGTCTTCGATAGCACCAAGGATGACACTCTTCGCCAACTTCTTCGGGTTCGGGAGGTCACTCATTACGCAACCCAACTACCGCCGCAGTCGCCATCGCTGCCACTTGAATCAGCTCCTCGATTAGTTTGTTCTTGTCGCCTTCGTCGTACGTCATCGCCCGAGCGACCTCCCCCACTTCCTCAGAGAGGATGACGAACCGGTCCCGCTGGTCCATCGCCGGGCACATCGGAGTCTGGAAGATGCCGTGCTTCACCACTGCCTTATCTAGCTCAGTTAAGACCTCAGCGTTAATCTCCTTGGCTTCTTCGTACCACCCCATAGCCCACGCAAATTCATTTACCGTCATCGTCATCCTCGTCGTCGTCATCGTCGTTCTCGTAGACCGCGTCGTCGTCAAGGGAGAACTTCGCGGTGATTAGATCCCCGATGTTGTCCGCAGACTTCCGCGCTATCCAGGCACAACTCTCGATCATAGCCATCGCCCGTCGTCGTTGCAGTTCGAAAGCCTCTGCCACTGCAGACCAGTCATCAGCAGTTTTAAGGCATGCCTGAGTGACCACCGTCTGGAACTGGAACATCTCGTCAGTCATCTCGCCTTGGTAGTTGATGATGTCCTGAACAGTTTTAAAGTCCCCTTCCTTCGGGTTGTCCTTTGGTGGCGGCTTCTCGTCTTTGTCCTTAGCTTCCTCTGCCACTCAACCCAACCCTTTCCCGTAGTCCGTCTTTGCCATGCTTCATGAAGTAGGAGTTGACATCCTCATCCGTCAGTAAGATGACTCCGCAGTCGTCGACGTCCCCGCTGATAGTGTCGGCGAATCTCTCACCTTCACCGTTGTCGTCCCCGTCCGCTAAGACGACGACTCTTCGGTTACGGAGAGCACGTGAGAATGTCCTCCTCCATTGCTTAACCCCCGGGATCCCCAGTGCCGGTAGCCCACACATCCAGGCCGTGATCGTGTCAATCTCACCCTCGCAGAGATAGATAGTGAGATGTGGTTTGACGAGAACGCCGGGGTTATACAACCTCTTCATCGTCGTACCCGTGAAGGTTATGAAACGGTTGTCCTTCTCCCCACCTAGACTGCGGAACTTCATAGCTACGACCCCACTCGGAGTGCAGTAAGGGATAGCTAATCTTCCAGCGTACATGTCATCCCCCGGTAGGGGACTAGCGACAAAACCAATCCGGAAAAATTCCGCTGCCTCTTTCGTAATCCCGCGACCGAGGAGATACGCCGCCGCTTCTGCCGTCATCTGTCCGGCGTACTCCTGTGTTCGCTCCGCGAGTAATCGTCTCGTAGAGAGTGAAGGCACCGCTCCAGTCACAACCCTCAACCTCCTTGATCACTCCGATTGCGTCGCCTTTAACTCCGCATCCAAGGCAAATAAAAGCTCCTGCACTTCCACTAACTCTTGCCGAAGCTCGGCGGTCGTCGTGGAAAGGGCACCTAATGCTGCGCCAAGCTCCCGGAGTCTCACCTTCGTATCCGTAATGCGCGAGGACAGCTCCGATATCTTGGGGTTCGTTGTTGTCAATGGCTTCTTCCTTTCCCTGACTCGAATCATCCCGACCGGGTCGGAGATAACAACCATTACCTCTAAGTGTTCAAGAGGTACCCACTTCCCCCAATCAGAGGGGGAGAGAGTCGCATGCTCCGTCCACTCAGTCATCGACGCCGCTTCCGAGGTTGGCGCGTACGCTTCCGACGACCAGGCGCGACAACATCTCGCCCCAGTGCTCTTCGAGCAGGTGGATCAGTGACGTACGCTGCTGTTCGGATAATGACATCGGCAGTTCGCGCGCCGAGAACTCGTCGGTTACAGAGAAAACATAACAACCCTCGGACGAGACCAGTCTGGTGGTCGTGATCAACTGCCAGTGACTTCCCAGGTCGAGGTTTCCGGGAGCAGATGCCACATCCACCTCCCTGTATTTGGAAGATCCGATCGTATTCTTCGAGGGTGATGGCGAAGCATTCAAAGATATGTTTCCTCCTTCCTTCTAGTTTGCTACAGTTGGCGCCGCAAAATTTTTTCTGGCGTCCTGTGAGAAGGCCGCCGCAGACCACACAGTCATTCGATGGGTTCGTAGACAGTTACCTTCCTTTCAACCGGCTTCACCTCATAGAGTTGACCGTCGTAGTACCCACCCTGGTAGCTGGTGTAGTACCCGGGGAGCTTGAAGAAGTGCCTCGCTCCAGTGCCGTCAGCGACTTCAAACACGAGGAAGCAGTCGTCACCGAGGCCCTCACCACCGAAATTCTCGACCACCCTCACTGAACCGAGGTCGTTGACACTTTCCCACTCTCCTTCGGTCTCCGCCCACGCATCCCAGCCGGATTGGTGGTATTCCACCGGCTCGCCGGACTCACTACCGTAGGGTACATAACCCCCCTTGAAGACGTGCCCCTTTAGCAGTTCGGCCAACTCTCCGGTCGACTTACTTAGATGTCGCGTCGCCACTGTCACCCCTCTCTTAACGAAATCAGTTTATCTAACTTCGACTTGTGCCGAGAGACGTAGTCATCTGGATGGATGAAAGAGGAGAGGTTGGTCATGATAAAGGTCGCTGACCTCCCCTTCGTAAGACTGGTCACCGTTCGCCGTAGTGCCCACCGATAAGCACGACCAGGGCTACAGCGATAGCCACTGGGGATAACCAGTCTCTCTAGGGCAGTCGCATTGATCTCCTCGCGGAACAACATCACTTGCTCATCGAACGTCAGTTGGTCCCACAACTTCACCGGATCGATGTCTACTGTCTCGCCGTCCTTCAAGACTCTAGTATACATCGCTTCATCTCCATACGCAACACTGTCGTGGATCGAGTCGTGATCGTATACCCTCTTGACCTTGTCCTTGAAGAAGTTGGCCGCCTCTTGTTTCAGATTCATCTGCTTCTTGCCGTAGCGGTCCTCCCACACTGGGTAGAGGATGCCGTGCAACCACGGAAGATATGCCGCGCCCATCGACTCCAAGAAGAGGATGTCTCCTGTGTGCTTATCCCACGACCCGTTCTTCAGCTCCCAGTATGAATGGGAGATCTTAATCGTGTAGAGTTCGTCGACAGAGGCGTGCCTATGAGTCGCCGGAGTTATCCACTGTTCGAAATTCGGATGCCAAAAATTTTCAGTTGACATCCCCAGTACCGCGACCCTAACCTTCTCGGGAAGGTCGGAGAAGATGTCGAAATCCTTCGGTTCCCGGCTGACCGCCGGGAACCAGTAATACTGGGCGGTGCTGCCGACGATCAACGTCCCCACCCAAATCACTCCTGTAGCTCGGCCGCCGCGCCACGAAGGACAGAGATGACGACATCCTGACCCTCATCAATCGGCAGCGAGTCATTCCACTCCCACAGTTCTGTTGTTGTCAGTTGTCGGTAGTGCCGGGTGATGTAATCCTTCAGCACCTCCCGCTCCGGACCGTAGAACTCCTGAGTCCGATTACCGTCGCAGTAGTACTTCTGCCCCTCGACGTTCATCTCTTCGAACTCTTCACCGTTGGCGACATACAGAGCACCGTTGATGCAATAGCTACCGTTGTTTTCTCGGAGAAATCCGTGAGCCCAGCCGTCAGTGGAGATTACCTCCGCTGCGACTAAGAGGTTCTCCCGGATAGATGTCGTACTCAACTGCGTCGGAGTATCCATCGTCACTTCTTCACCCTCTTTAGCTCGGCCCGTACTTCATTGACTGCCTTATCGAAGGCAGTTATGAACTCAGCTGAGATCTCCCCCGTATAGGTCGTCTCAATCTCAACGGAAAAGTCGTTGGCGTCGTCCTTATACTCCCACGACGACAACTCTATCTTCTTAGTTACAGCCACGCTATTCTCCTTATTCTCCACCTAGTTCCACCGGCTCGATACGATCCGAACCGCGCCTGTGTAGATCCGTACATGGCTTGCACCGGCTAGCAACCAGCGTCTTAGGCTCTCCACAATCAGGACATGGTTCGCGGCGCTTATCACCCACCTAGACGCCTCGGGAGAACCAAGATTTTTCCCACAAAACCGGGATATAAGCGATAACGCCCGTGCCACTGCTATCAGCTCTGCCGTTGCTGTTTTTTACAACTGAAACACCGAGAAGGTTAGTATCTGCTTGGTGCAGTGTGAGTATAAGCCTCGGCCGCTTGTCAATTTTGTTGATAAGACCTGACCGTGGGATGATCTTTTTCCCATCTGTATATTCACCGGTAACATGACACAATACCACCACTGCTGCGCTAGTTCTACGGGCAAGTCGCTTACAGAAATCAAGTACAGCATCGTGGGCGTCACGCTCGTTCAACCCTCCCGTCGAGACATCCATCAGGTTGTCGACCACAATCAACTGCGGATAGCTGCCGTAGACGTAAGCGAACGCTTCTGTTTCGTCGTCGATGTCCTTCGGGGTTGGTGAGCTATCGAAGTTCACCCACATATGTTTGGTCGACTCATCTAATGCTATCAGTCCATCAGGTTCCCGCGCCAGCAGAATTTCCTCGGCGTCATCCATCACGATATTCAGAGCCCCAGCCATCGCTCTCATCCCGAACGTCATCCGGTCTGAGTCAGCCGAGAAGTACAGCGTCGGGACGGCGTGTCCGTCGCCCCAACGCATCACCAGCGCCATGAACGTCGCAATCGCAGACTTCCCCCCGCCAGGTGCGGCGGCGATAAGGGTCAGTTGCCCCATCCTTGGCTTCGCCCCTAGGACGAAGAGTTGGTGGAACACACTCGGGAGTGGGAGACCCTCATCGCCTTTTGTTCTCAAGCTGAGTCCAAGCGTCTGCGAGATACTCACCCTCTCCTAGTCGACTGGAGGACATTTTTCTTTCCAGTTCGATGTCTTCAGCGTGCAGTAGTACCTGTGCTTGTAACCTGTTTCGGCGGGGTCACCAGCATCATTGCGAGGACCATGCTTGCACCTCGGCACCCCATCCCCACCCGGAGGCGGCGTGTCTGCCTTCCGCTCTTGTGCCTTCGGCGCAGGCTTCGTGAACACACCCTTCGCAATCGCCACCTGCTTAAACGTACTGAGGTTTTTGACGAGATCTTCCCCAGAAGAAGCAAGCCCCTCAAAAATTTCGTTCAATTCTTGAACAGTGTCAGCTCTGATACAGTAGAGATCGCCATTGAGGTCGCCCGAGATCTGGAGTTTGTTGTAGCCCGCAGTGCTAGTTAACTCTTCTGTCATACTACTACCTCCGGATAGATGGTCTTGACGCTATGAATATGGACGTTGAACAACTCCGTCGCGAACCAATCATGTAGCTCCCATGCCAACTCCCGTGAGTCCATGCCGCCCGAGGCAGAGACGTACACCACCGCTGAGTTGTTGGTGTTGAACCGATGACTGTCGTATACCCCGTCGATAGCCTCCCGGAATGCCTCCCGCTCTGACCACGTCAGTCGTCGACTGAGGGTGACTCGGAGCTTCGTCGGCTTCGGCCGAAGGACCACAGGCTGTGCCCCGATGTAGAGTCCGTCGGAGAATCCGTGGTTGTAGCCGTCGTCGTAGATCTCGTCACGAATATCTTGCGCTGACCGATCCACAACACCGGCTTCAGGCGGGGCCTCAAGGGGAGGTTGGTAGAATGTTTGAGGTTGAATGCCCTGATCCGGTTTCGAGCGCTTCCCCATCGCCGTCTCTTATCCTTTCGATTGGGAGTGGTGGTCTCTGTCTGTAGTGTGTCGTCGTTGGCGTCGTTCTTACCGAACAGCTTCCGGTGTAGTGCCAGCAGCATCATCTTTTCGTAGTCAGTTTGTGGCTGTTGCAGTTTCCTCATTCGGACCGAACAACCCCTCTCCTGGTTTCAACCACCCTAATTCGCTGCACCATGGCCGGCTGCCGCACAGACCGCAGTGCTTCCCCGGATTAGGCAGTAGCAAATTCCGATCTATCAATTCGTCTAGTCTACCATACTCCTGGGTAAGGTAGTCACGACTGTAGCGAGAGAGGTCAACCCAGTCGCCAGGTCGATCCAACTTAGTATACCAATAGCGACCATGACTGATATCCAGACCGTAGCATTCAGCTGCCGCCAGTGAGTACAAACCCAACTGCCTGGTGTCGACTTCATCATCCGGACTCCCTGATTTGAGATCCTCCATCGCAGCCATCTTCTTGCCCGGGAACCACAGCACCCGGTCGAGGGCCCCCTTCACAGTCACCTCTCCTAGTTCTAGCTCAAACTCAAGCTCAAGTGCGCGGTCACCGTCCGGGAGGTGGAGGATCTCCCACTCTGCTTCCACACACCGTTGCTGGTACAGCGGGACGTCCTTAGTCATCCCCCGTTTTTTGTAGTTTTTGATGTCGTTGTCGACGGTCTTGGCATTCGGAGCCTTCTGCCACATCTCCTGATCTGGTTGGCGCTGTTGTTCCTCGGCTAGAATCTTATCGAAGGCGACGTCGAACATCTGCACCGGATCGTCCTTCCGATCCCCGATCTCCCACTCAGGGAACACCTCGTGCAGCGCGATCCCGAGCACCGTCCAGGCAGCCGGCCGGCGGGGTGTTTTCGGGAAGGAGAGTCGTTCCAGTCGGAAGGCTTCGCCGCACCGCGTCACACTCTTCAGTTGGCTGACGCTCCGGCTGTATTTACCCAACTATTCGCCTCCCTAGATTTCGAAGCTGAAAAATTTTTAGCGACGGATCAGGACTTGGACTAACCACACTGCTGCCACTGCTACTAACAGCCACATCCACCAATGCATCTATCTTACCCCCTCCGGGTGAGAACGTGTACTAAGACGATAGCCATCGCACCTATTACAAACCACATCCACCAGTCACCGGAGGCTTCACCACCGGAGGCTTCACAGGTGGGACAGGGATCGTCCCACCTACAGGCCGGCTCTTCCACCACCGGTTCCATACCCGCTTCACCTTGCTCCAGAACGTCTCGTTCATCTGTCCCTCTCTGGTTTGATTCTCCAACACAATCCATCAAATACCATCTGTAGCTTCGGGTTCCCCGGGAAGTGGCAGCCGCCAGTCTTCGCCTGGTGGCGTAGCGCGGCCTCGATGTCACCGAAGGACTCGTGACACCCGTTCGCACCCTCCCGGCCGTAGCAGTGGATGTATACGAGACTGCCGAGGCAGTAGTCACACGCTTCGGTCGAGGATGTAGTTGGAGTAATCTGAGATCTTCCTGAACCCGCACCCATTGTTGTTCTGCCTCTGGTAGGTGTATGTTCCCACTATATGAGATTCGAATAGTGGGGTCTCGTAGTCGGTCCTCCAACGGTTACTGTCTGTAACGAAGTCCTCGACCTCGTTGATTACTCTCTGTAGTGTTGCCCCGGAAGAGATGAAATCATCCAGAAAAATCCAGCGAGATCCGAGACATCCCTCTATCTTCCGACTGGCATGGGAAGACTCAGTCTGAGTCTTCCTCACCACAGCGAAATTCTTATGGAGGTGGTGGGCTAGCTCGGCCACCACCAGCGCCCCGGAGATACCAGTGACTACAAACGTATCGAAATCTACCTCCTCTAAGTCTCTTTTAGCTCTCCGCTTCAGCCCCATCGGGGGCCTGAACGCCTCTGAGAAGTAGCTGTTCTGGGCGTTGTCTAGGACCCTAGACAAAGTACCGGTAGACACGCTTCCCAAGCTCCTCGGTCCTGTCAGCGGTCCAACCGCTGCCGTATGTCTGACTCTCTGTCGACCTCACACAGTACAGCGTATCACAGTATTCAGCTATTTGCAAGTTCCGACTCCGAAAACCTCGGCGCCTCACCAAGCCTCCGAACTTCTGTTCGTATAGGTCCTCCCACTGGAAGACCTCCGGTCGGAAGGTCATAGAGTCGAGACCGACGTCTTTCGCCACCTCGGCCGCTATGGTGTCGACGCCAGGCGCCCCACCTGAGACGACTTCGACGTCCCCTACCTGCTCATCGCACTCCGTGAATAAGATCAGCTCACAGAGATGCCGTACCTCCCGGAGTTGTTCCTCCGAGAGATACGACGACCCTACAATGGCTACTCTCATCGATCGTTGTCTTCCCAGATCAAACTGAAGACTCGCCGCGTCACCGCGATCAACGTCCCGAAGACCACCAGAATCGCCAGTGTCAGTGCGAACCCGCCCCACAGAGGCGCGGTCACCCACCACCACGACCACCCGATGACCCCTGAGAGCTTCAGTCCGAGGAGGACGAAGAAGCCTAGGAATCCGACGCTCACCCCTTCCACAGAACCTCCGGTGTCTCTGCGTAATGCTCGCGGATGATGTCCCTGTTGAGTGGTACGAGAATCCCCCGGACAGCCGGGCCGTACTTCCAATAGAGGAGATCCTGACTGGACTCGGTCACGAAGCGCTTCAGATCCAGCGGGTACTCCCCTTGAGGTTTCAGCCGCGAGAACTTGCTCAGCCGGTCGGGACCGATCGCAAATGGTCCGTCTAGGGCATCCCCGTCGACCCCCTTCCCAGCGAGTAGTTTCCGGACGCCATCCCAGTAGTCCTTGGCGTCACTGGAGAGGAGGAGTTTCAGTGTCGGGCCGTCGTCGATAGAGAGGTCGAACGGTGGCAACGACAGACTGATCTCCCCCTTGATCTCCCGGAGGGCTTTTTCAAACTCCCGGAGTTCATCCCCCCGTATCCAGCACTCTACACTGTCACCGGGGGGGATGTCAATATTTACCGCCGGAAATTTCTCGGAGAGGACGACGTACCCCTCCGTCGCAATAAAAAACATCCCGTCGCTGCGAGCGGAGAGCAGGACGTCCCCCCGAGTCGTTGTCTTCTTCGCTTCTCCCTTCCCCGGAGTGAAGATCAGGGTGTTGTAGATGGTCTGGTGGAGGAGAGCAGCGTCTATCTTCACCCCACTGCCACCTCTTGGCCGACCCGGACGGCGGCGGCGTAAGCCGCATTCGGGTCGTCGGTCTCTTCGAGGACGGTGTAGTAGGTCTTCAAGAATTCGCCGATGTCCTTCTCCGTGCTCATGTCGGTGGTGACGCCGTTTTTCGTCACTGCGATCCACCGCTCGCGGAGTTCTTCGGGGGTCGTGACCTCCATCGAGTGATAGAAGAGGATCTCTGCCTCGACGCGAGTCAACCCGAGGACTTCCCGCCCCCACTCTGCCCACGTCCCGCCCTTCGCCGGCTGGAGAAACCGCTTGCCGTCTTCGGTGTCGTACGACTCGTAGTGCCCCGCTGCGATAGCTGCCTGACCAGCCAGGCAAGCCTTGCTCTGGCAGGCGTGATCACTCGCCGGCTCGTAGAAGGAATCCATGTTGAAGAGGATGTCCCCCGTTTCGATCTGGTGGAGTGTTTCCTCGAATGCGATGTCGTTTGCCACTGGTCTATACCTCTCAGGATGAAGGAGAAAATCGGGACGGAGGCCGTGAAGCCGAGGACAGCCCCAACCACGACTGGACCGTAGTACTCTCTCCGCAATTTGCGCATAGCACCTTGCATCTCGGGGCTGGAATGGGATAGTCGCGGCAGTAGTAGACATAACAGCCGCAACTGTTCAAAACCTGCCTTCTCGCTCGTGGGGGCGGAGGTTTCCTCAAGCGCTTCCTCGGGGTATCACCCTCCCACTGGTCTGCCACCTTCACCACTCCTAGTCGTGTGTTGGTTGCCGTGATCAGAGTGTAGCGCCTCTACCGGCGGTCCGTAAAGGGTGTCGGGACCGATGTGTCTGTAGTCATCAACGAAGCCGAAGCACCTGGAGCACTGGCTACGGTCCCCGGTAGTCCGGATGGACATCTGGTGTAGTTCCTGGGTGGTCATCCTTTTCCTCCCGTTTGGTGTCGTTTATCCAGTCGTCTGTACTTGAGACAACCTCAAACCCCGCAGTCTTCAAGATCACCTCTTGCGCCCGGTAGTGGTGGGCGCACCACAACAGCTCAGAGAAGTCGTCGGCACCAACCGGTTTGGCGGTCAGCACGGTCCCCGCAGCAGGGCACAGGGGGTGGTCGCAGAGGGCGTTGACGGTGTCCATGGGTGTCATCGTATCACCTCTCAGATGTCATAGTTTCGCCGGCTATGCCGTATATTCTCACCTGGACACCTAATACTTAAGCCGAGGGGGAAACTCTTACGGTACGCTGATTGGTAGCAGTGGAAGCCTACCAACGGGCACTAGGTGAGGACTTTGGAAGGTTGACCCTGTTCGACTCAGGGACTACCTCACTCAGTGAAGCTAACGGATACCTCAGGGAAGAAGCCGAGAGGCTTCCCTAGGAAACGGCTCCCCCGGATCTTGTTGCGCGCCGGGGGCGCGCTTCCTTATTATAATGCGTTGTTTTGCGAATCAGACAGAGGCGACATGCACACCCTCGAAGGACGACCGGACTGGGACTCGTACGGTCTCATCCTCGCAACCGCAGCAGGCACCCGAGGTGACTGCCGTCGTAGCCTCGTCGGTGCTGTGCTGATGGACAACCGCAGTCATCACATCCTCGCTACGTCCTACAACGGAACTGACCCTGGTGTCCCAGGGTGTCTCGAAGGTGCCTGTCCGAGGGGTTTGTTGACGTATGACCAACTCGCTGCTGGTGGGACCTACGCCAACTGCATCGCGTATCACGCTGAGTTCAACCTGATGGAACGGTTCACTGACCGCTACCCGCTCGGAGCGTGGATGGACCACTCCGAGCACACCACCGCGTACATCACGCGAGCACCGTGCACCGACTGCACCCAGTTGCTCGACGACCACTGCATCGGTCGTGTGGTGTGGCCCGGAGGGTCGTTGTGGTGATCAGCTACGACGCTGCTTCTCCCTCTCCTCCCGGGCTCGCTGCTTCGCCCCCTCGATCTCGTCGTTGAGCTTCCGGACTACCTCCTCGAACTTCTTCGCTAGCTTGCCCACTCCGCTCTCCTTCCGGCATGACTCGCTTCCGTAGATCATTTCCGATGGTCGACTTCCCGACCCCGAGGGTCCTCGCGATCCATCTCTGGGACATCCCTCGGTCATGTAGCTCCCAGGCCGCTATGCGGCGCTGGAGGGGCGTCAACTTCTCAGTGGTGTCGTTCATACACTGTCCAACGACCTGGAGGTGGTGGAGATTCCCAGAGCCCGGCGCCGGTGTCCAAAAGATTGCGGCAACTTCCTGCCCTGCCCCACCCACCCGAAAGGGTGGCGTGCGTCACAGTCCACGCTCCCTAGCAACTGGGTGAAGCTGAAACGGACGGTAGAGAAGAGAGACGGCAAAAGGTGCAGACAGTGCGGCTCAAGACAGAGGTTACAACTAGATCACATCGTCAACCGTGCTTCGGGTGGCAGTGATGCATTGACAAACTTGCAGTTATTGTGCTACAGTTGTCACCAGATTAAGACCAAGGCCGAGGCGAGGAGAGGTAGGAAGCGTGAATAACAACCCCTGGGTGTCGAAGACAGGTTGGACCGAGGAGACTGCGCGCCGGCACCTCCGGAATCAAGCGATCTTCTCCGCCGACGGGGTCACTGCACTGAGAGCGATGAGGCAGGTAGACGCCTACCTCGCTTCTCAGCCCACCAGCGTCACCGACAGGATGTCCCCCATCCAGATAGCGCGTGCGGCTGGACTCCCCGCGTCGTGACAGAACATGCCCTGTAGCCCGCTGAGAGCCACGCTAAGCGACTAAAACGGCTTCAGCGAGGAAAACTAGGGGTCCCCCAATTTCAGGGACATTTCAGCCCTCAGACTGACGCCCATCACCCTGACCACTATCCCCCTTAATGTCCTACTTCCTGACCCTTAAGGAGGCCACGTGCCCACAACTGCTGAAGGTTCCGTTGGGGGTGAAGGAGAGGTAACGATCGTCGCCTACTTCACCGCCATGCTCAGCGAGATGGACCGGCGATACCAGCAACGTTTCGAGGCTCAGGAGAAAGCGGTCGTCGCTGCCATCGCAGCGGCCGAGAAAGCGGTGTTGAAGGCTGAGATGGCATCCGAGAAGCGGTTCGAGTCAGTGAATGAGTTCCGCCAGGCGTACCAGGACATCATCTCAACGATGATGCCCCGGACGGAGGCCGAGCAACGCATGTCTGCGCTGACCGAGAAGATCAACGAACTCCGAGAGATAGTAGTCTCTCAGCAGAGTCATAGTTCAGGAATTGGTGACGGTGGGAAGTACCTCGTTGGATTTGTCGGATTCATCCTGACCGTCAGTTTGTTGTGGCAGTTGTTGTTTTAGGTTTTCTGCTCGATCGGCGAGTATAGAGGTTAGTTCGTGGATACGGCGCTTCGCGACATCGGCGTTTACGATGGCATCGTAGTCGATGGGGTTCCCCGCCGCTCGGTGCAGGGCTGCTACCTCTCGGATGACGACCAGCTCACGGATAGTGGAATCTAATTCCGCTTGCATCGTTTGACTCATCTTCGATGTGACTGTGTTTTGAATAAGGTCGAGTTTGTTGGTCGCAATTGCGGACAACAGTTCTTGGTGAGCATAATCCTGGAGTTTAGCTTTTTGGAGCGCTCTGTATTGATACCATCCTAAGATTAGTGGCCCCATAATAGTAAAGGACCCGACAATGAGTGCAACTACGACTGAATCACTCATAACTCCCTCTCTTATGTACAACTAGTCCCTTCGGTTGGATTCGAACCAACTAACACTTTCGTGCTCTTCCATCAAGCTTCGAAGGGTGAACATCTTTTTCACTAAGAGGGTTTGTGTCCAGCATTATGAGCATCGGGGCTGGACTAACCGATTGCCACGCGGGGAGAGAGTAGAACCCGCTGCCCTGGAGTTGACGTCTCCACCTATTGTAGCAGGCGCCTACCAGCGTAGAAATGCTACTCGTTGTAGTGTGGCCTTGTCGTCGTCGTCAAATAGAACTACTACGGTTTCGTCGTGCGACTCGACTACTCCCTTCCAGTCATCCCAGTACTCTCCGGAGTAGTTACAGATATCCCACTCGACGACAACAGCACTGGCGCCGTCGAGAGAGTGCTTCACCCGTTGTCCGATAGGAGGCTTCATGATTCAGTCACCTCTATTACCCCGAGTGAGGTGAAAGCCCTCTTGATCGACTCGGACCAACCAACCATCGCGATCCCCCTCAACAGAATCTTGCCGATATTTAAGTGTAATGGACTCGATCCAGGGTGCTCCGAACATACGGAATTCAGATACTCGAACTCCTCGGGAGTCAACCACCGTGACAGCCGTAGTGTTATCTCCGTCTGGGTCAGGTGCACTCCCAGAAGATCCATCTCCCATTCTTGTCTCCCTCCTTTCGAATACAACCCACGAGAGCTTGCCGTGTACGTAGTGCTTAAGATCCCAACCTGACCTTTTGACCTCATCTTCCTCTCTGCTAATGCCTGTTCAACCAGACTCTCAAGATCCAGGTCAAGTTCTTCTCGTCTGTCCTCCAGACTATCCACCGCGCCCGCCCGGACAAGACTCCGCAGTACGCCGACGTTAAGCGCTTTAGCCGGCGCTCTTCGCAGCATATCGTCCAGAGATTTGTATGGTCGCTTCGTTTGAAGCGCGTCGAAAGCTTTGTCTGCCACACCCTTGATGGTGGTAAGTCCATAACGAATTCCGGTTGAGGTCGGAGTCCATCCAGCGGATGATTCATTGATGTCGGGAGATAATACCGATATACCCATCCTCTCCGCTTCATTGATGTACTCATGGGCTTTCTTTACCCCATCTTTCGTCGTCGGTGGCGTACGAGTGAGAAGCGCGGCCATATACTCAGTCGGATAGTTCGCTTTGAGGTACGCGGTCCAATACGCAACCAAGCCGTACCCCGTGGTGTGTGCTCTGTTGAAGGAATAATCACTAAATGGAACCAGCGTGGCCCATAGAACTTCACAGCAGTCTTCACTGTAACCCTCTGCCTTCATCCGTGAAGAGAAGTCTGGCTTACTAGCCAGCATCTTCTCGGTGTTCTTCTTCCTCATTGCATCGAATATCAACCCAGCGGATGCGTAGTCGTACCCTCCCACAACTCTCAGGGTTTCGAGCACTTGTTCCTGGTAGACGATCAACCCGTAGGTGTCCTCTAGAACTGGTCGTAGAGCTTCTTCCAACTCACCGTGAGGATAGCTAACCCGTTCTCGTCCATTCTTGCGTTTGGCATAGCTGTGGTGTGCGTTGACCCCGATTGGTCCTGGTCTGTATAGAGCGAGGCAGGCAGAAATGTCTGCGAACCTATCTGGTTTAAGTGCTCTCAGTAGTTGTTGCATCCCGGGGCTATCCAATTGAAAGACTCCGAGGGTGTGTCCGGAGCGGAGGAGTTCGAAGGTCTTAGTGTCTGTGCAGTCGGCTGATGCACTGGGCAACTGCACGTCCCTGGGGGCCACCATGCGCAAGCACTCATCGATTACTCCTAGTGTTTTCAGTCCAAGCACGTCGTACTTCAGAATCCCCATCTTGTCAAGGATGGGGTAGTCGTTCGGGTTACTGAACGCTGTCACCCATCCTGTTTCCCCCGTCGGTATCCACAACGGCAGTTGGTTGGCGAGTGGAGTCGGTGAGACGACTACCCCCGCAGCGTGCACACCCTTGGACCTGATCGCAGATTCAAGTCCTGCCGCAAGCTCCATCGTCTCTCGTGTTGGCCCCGTCGGACTTGGGTCTGACCAATACGGATGCTCTGAGAGCGACGGTAACCGACCAAATCGAGCCGGGGGTAGTTGACTAGCGAGGGTGTTGGAGAAGTCGCGTGAGTGGCCGAGTACGCGGGCTGCGTCGTGTATCGCAGACTTCGACGCCACCGTTCCGTACGTCCCAACCTGCGCTACGTTGTCGTTGCCGTGAACTTCCCGGACAATCTCGATAAACTCGTCTCTGCGGTCGTCAGGGATGTCAATATCGATGTCAGGTAGTCCAACTCGCGCGGGGTTAAGAAATCGTTCGAAGAGTAGTCCCTCGCGTATTGGATCAAGCTCTGTAATTCCCAGTGCATATGCGACAAGGCTGCCTCCCGCACTACCGCGCCCCGGGCCAACTCGTATGCCGCGATCCTTTCCTCTGGCGACAACGTCAGCCAGGACGGTGAAGTATCCAGCCGTCCCTCTCCCGATGATTGTGTCAAGCTCGTACTCCGCTCGTTGTTCGTAGGTCCTGTACTCGGTGGCGCCGTCAACCCCTAGCTTCCAGTAGAGCCAGTCGGCTACGGTCTGTCGGATGAGTTTGTTGTCGTCCCCTAGTCCTGGGAGTCTGACGTCCTCCTCGAAGACTGAGTCGTACGATCCAACTCGATCAGTGATCTCACAAGTTCTCTGTAGTGCTGAGTCCGGTAGAGGGAGCGCAGACATTTCCTCTCGACTGCGTAGGTAATATCCCGCGCCATCAAACCTAAACCGTTTCTTTGTCGCAACCCTCTGGCCAGTTTGGAGGCAAAGTAGAGCGTCGTGAATGTCACTGTCAGCCTCTCGGGTGTAGTGGTTGTCGTTGGTGGCCACTATTGGGATATCTAGCTCTTGAGCAATCGAGAATACAAGCGGGTTGATGGTGTCCTCGACTTCCAGCCCGTGGTCCATCATCTCGATGTAGAACTTATCCCCCAAGGCGTCACGCATCTCTGCGGCGTATCTCTTTGCCTCTCCCACCTGGCCGAGCTTCAGTCGAGTCTGGAACTCACCTCCAAGGCATCCAGAAAGCACAACAAGTCCGTCTGATAGATTGATAAGAGCGTTGCGACTGATTCGAGGCTTCGAATAGAATCCTTCAGCGAAGGACGCAGCGTGTAGGGCAAAGAGATTTCTAAGCCCTCCAGCTGTAGTAGCGAGGACCGTGAGATGCGTATAAGCTCCTGCGCCTCCGACATCCTCTCGTTGTTGTTCCTCAGTACCCCATCGAATCTTGCTCTTGTCTCGGTGATCTCCTGGGCTGACATAGAACTCCGTTCCGACGATCGGCTTGATCCCTGCCCGGCGGCATCTGTCCCATAGCTCATAAGCCCCTCCCATACTCCCGTGGTCCGTCAATGCTATGGCTGGTTGACCAAGCTTCACGGCTTCATTAACCATCGACTCAATACTGCTCAACCCATCTAGCAGGCTGTAGCCGCTGTGATTGTGTAGGTGAACGAACGGGTCTACTTTGACCATCTTCCACCATCCCGACCTACATTGAATGCGGTGCCCCGGTTCATAGCATCGCGTACGTTGTCTGCTCTAGTGCCCCAGTATATGTTAGAGACACGGTTGTTGGTAGGGTTAGAGTCACGATGGCAGACTTCGTGCTTCGACGTAGGCTTAGGTCCAAGGAATGCGTTAGCAACGAGTGTGTGCACGCACCAGTTCTTTTGACTGGCATAGGTGCCCTTGCTGAGTCTGACGGCAGGATACCCTCCACGTTTCTGTAGCCATGGCTTCAAGACCCCTCTTGGACCGCGCACCGTCCCGCGATCACTGATCTGGTAGTTCGGGTACCCCTCGATCACACACCACCTCACGTTTGCCCCCTTGAGTGGAACATACACGTCATCGTACGCCAAGACGGTAGGCAAGTGGGGCACGTCGGGAGTTTGTTCCTTATAGGCCGTCTCAGACCGCATATCGTCAGTAGGACATCACCCGGTTGGATGGCCGCGAGCGTCGCCCAACTCAAGTCGTTACAAACAGAGCAAAATGCGTGCTCGTACTCATCGGAGTCGACAGTGGCTTCTTCGACTTCTTCGTCTTGATCTGTCTCCATCAATACCCCTCGGCAAATAGAGAGTGGGAGCGCCGGTTTCCCGACGCCCCCACGGTTAACTCACGGTATCACGCCCGCGACAGTACCCGATCCAACACTTCCAGTGTCGTCCTGTCCTCCTTCGCGGTCTTGCCCTCTAGGAGGTTCATGTAGTTCCGCTCTACCCTGTCGACCTCCTTCACGGTTCGGACGTGCTGGTTGTAGGTGTTGACGGCTTGCAGCACTCCCCACTCCGTCCCCGCTGGTACTCGGTCATCGGACTCCCACAACCCCATGAGGGCGTCCTGCTTGTTCCTGGCCATCGTCTGGCCCCTACCGGGGTTCTCGGGGATAGGCGCGTACTCGTTGAGGAACGCGGCCCACTGTCGCTCACTGACGTCCTTCGAGGTCAGCGCCTCGATCTCTGCGATGTAGTCCTCGGAGATCTGTTCAAGTGCGATCCCGAGGTGGTCCCGCAGTTCTTGAGGCTTCACACTTGAGTTCTTGGTGTGCCGCTTCTTCAGCCCACCACCATGGGCGAAGAACGCACTACGGGTGTTGTCGCAGACGATCCGAGTCGTCCCCCGCTGGTACTCAGTTGCCAGTGAGGAGTCCAGTGAGGTCGTAGCCGCTACGAACGGTCGGAAGTCTTCGCCGTTAGGGCCCCGCTGGTTCTCTGGCAGCTCCATCTGAACGAAGGCGACCCTGCCACCATTCAGGAGTCCAACACTGCCGACCCCTACCCCGCCGTCTAGCATCTGGTAGACGCTGTCATACAGCCACTCAGTCAGTGGGTGTACTTGGTAGCCGCTCGCGGTGATGTTGAAGACCTCCCCTGTGTCTCCTCGGATGATGGCCTTCTTGTCAGGGACTACGAGCTTCCCCGTGCTATCCGGCTCGACGTTGACGTACACAGGGCTCTCGACGACTGGGAAGCCAAGTAGCCGCTTGACCTCCTCCTCGGGGACTTCGCCGGTGTAGTGGCTCTGAGTGTCTCCCTCATACCACCACGCATTCCCTCTCTGCTTCGTGAAGCCGACGCGGATGTTGGACTCTAGCCACTGCTGAGTTTCCTTGGTCATCTCAGTTACCCTCCTTGAGGCCAACACTCTGGCCAGGCTGATTCGCTTGGAGCGCGATGCTCATCTCAAGTGAGAATGGTGGGACGGTATACGGCTCGATGTAGTTGATGATGTGGTGCTGGTCATCGAGGTCTTGAGTCAGATTACGGTCAAGCAGCGCTTCTGTCAACACTCGGACTAGACTTAGGGCTACAGCCCCTCGCTCGTCGTCTGGCAGCGACTCGTCGTCTGGTCCAAATGGCTCGTTGGCTAGGTCGTTCATGGTGACCCCTCCCTCTCGTAGCGGGGGGTAGCCACTTCTTCTCCTGTAGCTACCTTGTCCCACCACTCTCTGGTTCGTGGCTTGTGCTCCCATGCTTTCGGAAGGAAGCCACCTCTGGTCATCCAGTGATCAAGCTCTTCCACTAGCTCAGCTAGCTCGGTGAGTTCGTCGTAGGTCCTGTTAAGCCTATGGCTCAACTCACGGATGCGTAGGAGTGTGATGTTGGGATCCATATCCGCTACAACACCAAGAACGGGTATATGATTCCCAGCATCAAGATCATCCCTAGTGTAGTAGTCACGCCCTTTTCCTTCTCTCTTTTTGTCGGCGCTCGTGATGGCGATGCTCGTACTTGATCTCCTCCGGTAGTCCTTCATTCTGCTCTTCAGGCGTACCCATAGTGCTCTGGTTATAGATCATCGCAGGTGTGTGGCTACTCTTTGCTGAGTACATCGCGAGATCTGCACAGAGGACAGCGTGTCTCGGCGACCCGTTTTGTGGGGATGATGCAACTCCGACACTGGCCCTGTGAGCCAAGCCGTCGATGTCAGAGGTATACGCATCTACTAGGCTTTGAGGTGACTGAGAGGTTGCAATCCAGAACTCATCTCCCCCCGTTCTTGCCACCAATCCCTCTCCCTCGGGGAGAAGGTCGAGTAAGCGATGAGACACGGCTAAGAGCAGTTGATCGCCCGCAGCGTGCCCCAAGGACTCGTTGATGTCATGTAGGCCGTTGACGTCACATACCCCAATTGTGAGGTTGACGCCACTCTTCGTGGCATCATCAATAGCGTTTTCGACGATGGCCCTATCAAACAGCCCAGTTAGTTTGTCAAGGTGGGCAGCCCTCTCTATATCTTCTGATCGTCGGCTTGCCTTTCTATAGCCGAGGATCCACCCTAGGAGAGCGCCCACGATCCCGATTCCAACGACTAACAGCGTATACATCTTGCAACACCTCCCCCTCTCCCTCTCAGTAGTACATCTAGCCGAGGATACCACTTTGCTGGACTAGATGCATTACTCCCATGGCGGTCCTAAGCGGGGTGGTAACCCACTCAAGCTTGAATTCGGTTGTGGCCTCTGCGTGTTCTAGCAGGTAGCCACAGATGCTATTCATTACCTCACCTTCTCTTGATCTATCTTCTAGTTGTGATTGTATGTGTGAGCACATCGTGTGTGTCGCGAGCATCCCGCTCATGACCTGACACACCAGTCTGGCATCCTGCCTAACTACCTACCCTCTATTAGGACTGCCTACCTAAATGCCCGTCTGTGGTCGTACGACGTATCCTCTAAGCAGTGTTGCCGCCCGTGTTTGGGTCCAGTGCTCTATGTGCGATGTAGTGCGAAGTGTGAAGCTAAGTGCTAAGTATGTGTTAAGTCTCTCTGTTGTGTCATGATCAGTCTATGAAGCTGATCTTGCACTCTCCACGTTTCCGGACAAGGTTGCTACCCTGGTACAGTCTGATAGGTCCGTTAACGTCACCTATCAACCTCCCCCCAGATAGCACCGGCTCCTCAATCCGTGCTAAGTGCGGTCGTTGGCACTCTCCCTCGTAGTACCCGGCCCGTGAGCGATCAACTCCTTAGAGGATCTGGGTACGTCGCCTAGCCTCACTAGGCCACTTGGCAACCGTCTTGCTAGCGCCAAGGAACGCACCCATACTCACGTCTTCATCATCCCTGTAACCCCTGGATGGTAGGGGACGTACTGCCTTGAGTCCCGCTAGCCTCTGACATCCCGTCAAACTACTGACTAGCCGTCTGGCATCCCGCCTAACTACCGGCTCATGTGTGGCTGGACTCATGTTTCGCGTACGTTGTCGTGTTGTTGCACTGTGGCTAACTACCTTCACAGACCCCTCAAACCGTACAACGTACACTGGACAGCGTATGACCTCGCACCCTACACACAACTCTCTAATTGGTGTGTACCAGTAGTGGGCCGGAACGAGATAAAGTACTGATCGCTGTGAAGCGATACCCACATGACGCGCTCGGGGTGGCAACCCTCTGGCATCATTAGCTGGACGCTGTCTCTATTCGGTACATCAGGACTCTTGGTCACGAACCGGATCTCTCGCATCCAATTGGATCTTCGTTCAACCCGATCGGTGTGTCCCTTTGCTATTTTGCTCTCTACTAGGTATAACACTGTGGCTCTCAGATAATTCCCTCTGTACTTCCAGGGGGTCTAGACCTGCAACCGGGGTATCAGTTTGTGAACTACCTCACTGAGTACCTCTACCTAGCCTCTTCAGTTGTCAACTCTGTCTTCCTTGCCCTACCTCTCAAGCTTAGCATACACCTAGCTTGAATGCAAATCAGGGTGTGGCGAGGACGGGGTGTGGTGTGGGTGTGGCGTGGAGCACACCTCGTGCTGTGGTGTGGGGTGCACGTACCTGCCATGTGGCGTGGGGTGCACGTGCTGTCGCAGGTGCAGGGTGTGCATGTGCTATATACCCCTATCACGCTACCGTGATGGTGCACATGCATATGCTATGTGCATATGCTATATCTCTTAGTGCTATGTGCATATGCTATGTGCATATACACTATACACATATGGTATATGTATATACATACCATACATACCACACATACATACGCTATTAGTATATGGTATATGTATATGGTACATATATGTATGTAGTATATATATGTATAGTATATATATAGTAGTAGTATATACATACACATATAGTATATATATATACATATAGTATATATATGTATATAATATATATATGTATTATATATATGTATAATATATATATAGTAGTGGTATGTATACTATACATATACATAAGGGATCTGTTATATTAATAAGGGATCTGTTAATAAATATAATACATACCTCTCACATCGCTCATATGTGTCGCCTCGCATATCGATGTCGATGGGACCCATATGGTGCCTATTAACGGATCCCTTACTACCCCATGATATAGGACCCATAATAACAATCCTTATAACGGATCCCTTAAGGAATCCCTTAACGGATCCCTTAGTAGGGTACCGGTACCTACCCTCCATATGGGACCCTAAGGGATCCCTTAGAGGTACCGGTACTGGAGTCACATAAGGGATCCCTTACAGGTACCGGTACCCAGGTACCGGTACCCACCACTGTGGTGTGTGTCTGGTGTCTAGTGGTGGTGGGGTAGGGGGGGTACCCCCATCGATAAACGTCGCTGCACTATTCGTCTTCGCCTCTAACAGTTTGTACTACCTGTAGATTGGTCGATGTGGCACTTGATGCCATAATTTTGCCCCATTTTGTCCGAAATCGCCGCCAAGACGCAGACAGAGCCCCGAAGGGACATATCTATGGCTATCACCGTCTGGAGTGACGTCCAACTCAACGACATCGGACGCAAACTCCTCGAAATTCTCGAATTCTATCCAGGTAAGGCCGACATCTACATCACATCCTCGGTCCGAAGTGAGCCGGGGAGCTATCACAGCGGAAATCTCCAGTATGGCGGAAGTATGGCGGTCGCAATCGACATAGGCTTCGGCGGAACCGGCCAGCCGGAGAAGGGGAGAGACGTCGCACTGTGGCTGATCCAGTTCTCGAAGTACATCGTGGAGGAAATCCATACGACCCCCTTCGACACGGACAACGGCTTCTATGTCAAGAACCAGAGGGTAGCGGACGTCTACGACGCCGCGACGAAGGCACAGCATGCGAACCACGTACACCTCGCAACAAGCGCAACACTCGCAGACCAGTGGTTAGCGTCCATTAGGGTACAAACTACACCCCCGCCGTCATCGGTCCCCGTTCCGGCCCCCGCTCCCGTCGCGATCAGTGACAACCCCAATCCGAATTACGTCACAGACGCGATGTGGTGGTTCTGGAGGCAGTTTGATGTCAATGTCGAGCCGCGTACCCTGCTCGGCGGGATCTACGCCAACAAGCCCGGCTATCACAACACCCGGAGCCAGAACAGTTCCGGTGACTACTCCGTCCAGCACGCCGATGACCGCACGGGCCCCGACAGGGCCAGTGCTATCGATCTAACCTTCCCAGACGCCCAGGCCGGGGACTATACCACCATCAAGAGATATGCAAACCGGCTTCTCGCCGCTGGACAGGCTAACGACCCCCGTTCGGGGTACATGAAGGAGTTCTTCGGCCAGACTGACGATGACAACGGCGTCGAGGGTTGGGACTTCCGTGCTCATCGGACTACAACCTCCGATACCAGCCACTTGTGGCACATTCACATCTCCTTCAATCGTAAGGACTGCGGATCGTATTTAGCAATGGATGCTACGCTCAGCATCATGCGGGGAGAGACACTCGCCGCTTTCCAAGCTCGCCAAGGAGTCATTTTGCCGCCTCCGCCACCACCACCTACACCCCCGCCCACCGTCGGGTTGAAATTGAAGGGTCTCGACTACTCATGGGGTCGCCCAACACCACTTTCTGGGCTCCAACCCCTCGGGATCACCTTCGTTTCGCGGTATCTCGCACCACTGCCCAACGGTAAAGTCATTCTCGCCGCCGAGAGGGACCAACTCCTGGCAGCGGGGGTTAATATCATGCTGAACTGGGAAAATACCGCTGGGGATCAGTCCAGGGGTGCCGCTGGAGGGACCAGCGACGCCACAGAGGCCGTAAAGCAGGCTAGGGCCCTCGGATACCCCTCGGGAAGTACTATCTACTTCTCGGCCGACTTCGACGTCTCTGTGTCGGCGTGGAACGGGCAAGTGAAGCCATATCAGATCGCCGCGCGGGCAGTGACTAACGCCGCTGGCTACCGCTTCGGGGTTTACGGCGGTTACCGGGTTATCTCCCTCGGATTCGACCAGGGGGTGATTCAGGACGGTTGGCAGGCGTATGCCTGGTCATTAAAGAGTCAAGTTGGTACCGGTCCGAATGCTGAGACCGTCAACCTCCGTGGGAGCGACTTTACCTTCGATAAGCGCGCCAGCGTCAGGCAGGTGGAGAATAACGTCACCGTCCTTGGTGCTGCCTGCGACAACGACGTCACCACCGGCGGACCGCTATATTTCTGGAACCACACCACTACAGGAGATGATGAAGATATGCCACTGCCCGCTAACTTCGAAACCCATTTTAACGCCCTGATCTTCCGAGTCGAGGCTCTGATCAACGACCGACCGGTGGTAACCGGCGGCCCGACGAAGGGTGAGATGAACAAGTCCTTCCGAAAGGCCCTCATCAGGGGTAGTGGTAAAACTGCCGTCTACCTCGCTGACGGCGATGACAAGTTCCGTCGGTGGGTCGCGGAGCCGGCGAGGGTTGCGGAACTGACCAGGATCTACGGCCAGGTGTACGAAGTCCCCGACGCCACCCTCTTTGGCCCGATCGTCGGGGACAACCCTGGAGATGTCTAATATGTGGTAGTTTCGGGTGATATTTAGCCCTGGACACCTAATGTCTAAGCAGGGGGACGTTTAGACGACACGAGAGGGGCCCGCCATCCCCGGCGGGCCCTCTCTCTAAATCCCCCTGTTTTTCTCCCTCGGGAAGAAGTGTGACTTTACTCCGTATATGGCTTCCTCTGCTGGTAGTCGGTATAGGCCACCACTGCGACGACTGCGCCTAGTACGACCAGCGCCGCTGCGGCAAAAATCAGGATCTCGATCATCTTAGCTCCTTGGGCCGTGGTGGGCCAACCACAGAACGACAGCAGCCAGCCCGACTATCGTCACGACGACAAAAACGACGATTTCGAAGATCAGCATGTCAACTCCTGAACTCTCCGGCGTTGGACCGGTTGACCTGGTTCCTAGCAGAGAACAAGTCGATCCACAAACCGACGGTGCCCCACGCGAACGTCAAGATGTAGCTCAGCGCTCTGCCGTTCCGGCCGAGGTAGAACTGATGGCCTCCGATGAGGCCAAACAGACACCAAAGCAGGTAGTAGATTCCACGCTCCTTAGCGCTGTAAGTGGTCGGGGTCTGGTCGTAGTAGTTCATGGTCGGTCTCTCCCTCTGTTGCGGCTCTTACTGAGTGCAACAGAGGGATCGGCTAGTAAATTCCCAGTCACTCGATACTGGTGATCGTCCAGTCCGTAGGGCTGTCTCCCTCTCTGTGTAACAGGCTCTAAGGAGAACCGTGCGGACTGCTCTCGTGTTCCTGTACCGGAATGATGACTCAGGCTCGCGGGAAGAGCCGTTCAAGATCACTCGGGACCGCGTCTCTGAGATGTATCCGTTCGATCACGTCTTAGTTGCCGATGACAGATCTTATGTCCGTTTTAACCGCTCTGCGACGAGAAATCTCGGAGTGTTGATGGCTGAGAGCTACGGAGCTGAGAAGGTGGTCCTCTGCGACGCTGACTCCATCCCAGAGGAAAGGGCGTTGAGAGATGCTATTCAGTCTGAAGACTACCTTCTCCATTTCCCTTTCAATGAGGTGTGGGAGATGTCGCCGAAAGCGATCCACAATATCGCCGGAGGATCAAATCTTTCTCAGCTCCGAAACCGAGCAATCTGCCGAGCAGGACCTTCTCAGGGAGGAATTTGGGTTTGTCGACCTGACGTATGGTGGCTTGCAGGTGGACAAGACTCAAGGCTGAGGGGTTGGGGTTGTGAGGACAGAGCGATGATTAACGCCGCTCATACGCTAGTCGGTCAACCGGTGTTTCATCCCGGGGTGCTGATGTGCCTCTATCACGACCGTGCGGACCCTACCGGCAAACTAACCCTCGACTGGGAGCCGGAAGATGTCGAAATCCTCCACCGTTACAACGCCGCCTACCTTAACCGCGAAGCTACCCTGGAGCTGATCAATGAGCGCGCTGACCATACTGGTACCTTCCAAAGGCAGGCCGAAGAGCGCTGTAGAACTCTACGACAATTTCAGAGATACGACGACGGCATCGACAGAACTGGTGATTGTCTGTGACGACAGCGACCCGTATCTACCAACATACTACAAGCTCCTTACAGGATATGGGAGAGTCGTTGCTGTCCCGGGCGGTCGAAGAGGAATGTGCGACGCACTTAATCAAGCTTATACAGCACTCGCACCTCGGCTGGGATTTGCAGTTGGCTTCATGGGTGACGATCACCGTGCTCGTACACGAGGATGGGACAACGACTACCTTGAGGCATTGGAGACACTGGGAACGGGGTTCGTATACGGAAACGATCTCTTCCAGTATGAGGCCATACCCACTCAGGTAGCGATGACTACCAACATCCCCCGAGCACTCGGGTATATGGTCCCACCTGGCTTCCAGCATCTTTGTGTTGACGTCGTCTGGAAAGACTGGGGTATGGCGCTCAACCGCCTGACCTATCTCCCGGAGACGGTAGTCGAGCATATGCACCCTCTCGCCGGTAAGGGGAAGGATGACGTCAACTACAAGGAAGTGAACAGCCACCTTGTGGCCAACGCCGACATCGCCGAGTACGCGCGCTATAACGACAGTGGGGAGTTTGGTGGAGATGTCGCGCGGCTTAAAGCGTTGTCCGGGATGCAGCACTGAAAAGTCTCGGGCTGAGTTCAATAAAAACTCCAAACGCTACGACGGCCTGAAGTCTTATTGCAGGAATTGCGAAAACGTCAAGCGACGAGAGAACCCTAATTGGGGAGCCGCTGGTAAGAAAGAACGTATTGAAGCTTTCTACTGCCTCACCAATTCCGTCAAAGACGTTCCGTGTATGGACTGCGGCAATAAATATCCGCCATGCGTAATGGACTTCGATCACCGTAATCCAAAAGAGAAAAAGTTTAATATCGCCACCGGCACCCATCGTTCGCTTAGGTTGGTTCAAGAGGAGATAGACAAGTGCGACGTAGTCTGTGCTAACTGTCATCGAATCCGAACCTATGGGAGGTGAGATGTGCGGGGGCTAGTTGCTTTTAGCTTGTTTGGTTTGGATGAGGACGACATCTACTACGGTGGTGCGATAACAAATGCCGCCGACTACCGCAAATCTCATCCAGACTGGGACTTGTGGTATTACTGCGGTCGATCTGTGCCAGATTCAGTAGTCACTCGTATCCGGAACAGCAACCCTCATGCCGACTTCGAATTTGTCGACGAACCAGAAGATCAGACCGCGACGTGGTGGAGATTCCGTGCGGTGAAGCATTCTGATCACGACTTCATCCTCTTTAGGGATGTCGATTCCAGGCTTTGTTCCAGGGAAATCGCAGCTGTCCGTGAGTGGTCACAACAATCAGAGTTGCCCTATCACGTCATCCGAGACCACCCCTATCATGGTCGGCAACTTCTTGCGGGGCTATGGGGCATTCAGCGGAGTAATTATTACGAACTCGGTGGGTTGTCCGATACCATAACCGGTGACTACTACCAGACCGACCAGCTAGCACTGCTATTCCAGGTCTGGCCGATATGCCGAAGGAAGATTATGGCTCACATCGGATGCAATTGGATGTACGAGCGGATGTCTCAGCGGCGGCCTCTTCGGGTAGCTCGGCCGACGCGGTCATTTTGCGGAGCTGGGTATTACGCCAACGGGAAGATGCGGTTCCCCGAACACGGCAACCGTAGCAACTTCGACTGGGCTGACGGTGGCTGGCCCACCGATAAGGAACTTTTAGCTAATCCCGACGTCTTTGAAGCGAGGTACGGATGTACCGCAACCGTTGCCGGGAGAAGTATACAGACGAAGAGCTAAGAGAGATCTACGCCGTCCCCCACGACCACACTCAGTGGCCAGATCATGTCCTTCGTGTGTGCTCGACTCTGGACCTAGCCGCAGAGCTGATGGACGACACTGACCACACCGGAGCTGACCTCTCCTGCGGTAACGCTTTCACCATCAATCGCCTGCCATTCCAGAAACGGTACCTCGGGGATTACGCTCCAGGCTACGCCTACTGCGGACCGATCGAAGAGACGATAAAGGAGATCCCAGAGGTAGACGTCTTCTTTTGCTGCGAAACCCTCGAACATCTCGACGACCCAGAATCGGTGCTACGACAGATACGTCAGAAGTCGAAGAAGCTGATCGTCAGCACTCCAATCTGTCGGTGGCGGGACGACAACCCCGAGCATTACTGGAGTTGGGATCAAGAGGCTGTTAAGGCGATGTTAGTTGACACAGGCTGGAATCCCACGCATTACCGCGAGACCTACTTCGACCCGGGCTACTGTTTCCAAATATGGGGATGTCAATGAAAACTGCACTCGTAACCGGTAGCAACGGCTTCGTTGGCCGGCATATGGTCGATTACCTCGTTGACCTCGATTACGAGGTCAGATGCGTCGATATAGCCTACGACGGCTTGTCTGCTGTCGAATATTTCCATTTTGCTGATGAGGTCTACGACCTCGCCGTCCACTGCGCCTATAAGGTCGGTGGAAGAGCGACAATCGATGGGACGAACCTAAACCTTGCAGACAACCTCATCTTGGATGCCGAGCTTTTCAATTGGGCTGTTCGGACTCAGCAGCGTGCTATTTTGTATTTCTCTAGCTCTGCCGTCTATCCTACGCACTTTCAGGGACAGTATTGCCACAAGAATCTCGAAGAAAGAGATCTCTCTCTCGATGTCGCCAACCCCGACGCCAACTACGGATGGGCCAAAGTCACCGGAGAAAGACTCGCTAAGGCCGCAAACGAACTCGGCCTACGAGTACACGTGGTCCGGCCGTTTAGTGGATATGGTGCAGACCAATCTCTTGATTACCCGTTTCCAAGCATCATTCGGCGTGCCCGAAATAACGATCTCACGGTGTGGGGACCACCCGGTCAAACTAGAGATTGGATTCATATCGACGATGTCGTACGAGCAGCTTATGCTGTATATCGAGATGATGACCGTCGACCTGTCAATCTCTGCACCGGCGTTGGAACAGAGATGGGGGCACTAGCTAAGACCGCATGGGATCTCGCATTCGACCGTGGCTTCCTCGGGTTGCCACATCACAACACCGCTCCGGTGGCTCGGCCACAGGTGACATACGACATCTGTAAACCTACTGGTGTCCGCTACCGCGTCGGCAACCCAACGAGGATGCTCGAACACTACACGCCTGAGATCTCCGTCGAAGATGGTATAAAGCTGGCTCTCCGAAAGGATTAGAGAGATGACAACTGCGTTTTGGTGGAAGGGCAAAAAGAACTTCGGCGACCAACTCACCCCACTACTTCTCAGTCGATTTGCAGGGATAGAAGTCGAATGGGCGCCAGTGGTAAACGCTGACATCCTCTGTGTCGGCTCTATCCTTGAAGCGGTTACTCCCCACTACACCGGGATCGTCGCTGGCTCTGGGATGCTATTCGAGAACACCGACGTCATCCCTCGGACTTTCAATGCCACAGTCCTGGGAGCCAGGGGTCCGTTATCCTCGGGTGGTCGGCGAGACATCGTTATCGGTGACCCCGGACTCCTTAGTGATGAACTCGTTTCGGTGAAGAAAGAATACGACCTCGGTATCGTTCCCCACTGGAGCGATCACCACCTCGAAACTCAGTTCACGAAATACAACCCTCGCATTATCCGTCCCGAAGGCGACCCGTTAGAGGTTATTGCCGAGATCGGACGGTGCCAGAAAATTGTCTCTAGTTCACTACACGGCATTATCGTGGCAGACTCCTTCGCTATCCCCCGGCGAATCGAGTATTCGACGACTCTAGACAAGGAAGGTGGGTTGTTTAAATTCCGTGACTACTCTGCTTCGCTTGGCATGGAACTGGTGCTCGGCAAAACTCAGCAAGCTCCGCGATACTGGATCGAAGATATGCAGCACGAGTTATACGACATGTTCGAGTTGGTTGGTCAGATGGTGCAGAGTGGTAAGTAGCTGGTGGCGCCACCGACGCCATCCCCATCACAGACCGCCCGATCCTAAAATTTCCCTCCTCGTGCCCTTCCGGCCAGATAACGCTCACCGGAAACGTATTTGGAAGTGGCTAGAGCATTACTGGGCTAGCGAACTCCCCGAGGCCGAGATCGTCATGGGGGATGACAACGGCACCCCCTTTTCGAAGACTTGCGCGGTGAACGACGCTGCCTCACGCGCACGTGGCAACATCTTTGTGATACTCGACGCGGACACCTATATTCCCGGTCAGGTAATCAGAGATGCCGCCGCGCGTATCAACCGCGCTCGGCGAAAGGGATATCCGTTGTGGTTCGTTCCCTACCGCCGTGTGTTCCGATTGACAGCTGAAGCGACTGAGAGAGTACTTCAGAGTTCTCCCACCGACCCGCTGAGATTCCCGTCCCCGCCGAGTGACTTGGACGTCGAGTCGATCCAAGGCTCTGCCTTCGGCCACCGGTTCGGTGCGTTAATCCAGATTATGCCCCGGGAGGCATTCGAACTCGTCGGTGGTATGGATAAGCGCTTCCGTGGCTGGGGTGGTGAAGACATCGCCTTCGTCCGAGCGCTCGATACTCTATATGGGAAGCATAAGACTTCCAAGAACGACGTCCTCCATATGTGGCACCCGAAGCATGGCGATACTTGGGTGACTCGGAAATGGAAGGGACAGCATCACCCCCGAACTAATGACAACCTCGCTATTCGCTACAACCGGGCAACCGGTGATCTCGAAAAGATGCGAAGGCTAGTGGACGAGTCTCAGCACGGGCACGTGTGGTGGAAGCGATTCCGAAAGAACCGATAGAGGGAGGGCACAGTGGGGTTACCAGCTAATTACAACTTCTATATATACACTGGCGACACCACTACCAGACAGGTTCAGTACCTGACTGCCGGTGTACCGGTAGATCTCAGTGGCCTAACCATCGAATGGGAATTCGTAACTGATACCGTAACTATCGTCGCTAACACCGCTAATTCGATGCTTAGCGTCGTCGGAGTCACGGGCGTTATCACTCTAACCCTCCCCTCCACTGAAACGGATGATCTCAGTGGCAGGGGGAGGCATACGCTTCGTATTACTGCGCCATACGTCAAAACTCTGTTGATTGGCGAGGTGATCGCAAGTGACTAGCGACAATCTCCAATTTCAGGAACCTAATGAGAGCCTGACGATAACCGACGCTGACTCGCTAGTGTTGTCGGATACTGGCGCCAGCCTCTCTCTTGCCTCCCTTACCCCCAACTACACCTCTGGGCTTGAGGTTCGCGCAGACAACCCAGCTTTCGGCACCCTGGGGAGCCGTGCGGCCTTCATCAACGCACTCGACGCGGCCGAGGCTCGGGGCAAGTACACGATCGTTCGCATCCCCGCTGGTATGGTAATTGACGTCCTCAACGGCTTGAGCCTAAGCGGTTACTCGGTACAGATTCATGGCGACGGAGCGGGGGTTGGAGCAGGTTCTACTCCGAACGGTTCTGTCATTAAAGCAAGTACTCAGACGGGGCCGGTGCTGGACTTCACTGGGTATGTTCTGCCGTCCTCCGCGATGGGACGGATTACGCCTCTATCTGGGGTTTTCATCCAGGGCAGTAACGTCGCTGACGCCACGAAGAACAACGCTGGCATCCGGCTGCTGGCCATGGGGTCGGCGTTGTTCTGCGACATCGCAATTGCCAATACTGGTGGGCCTTGTCTAGAGCTGAAATCAAACCCCGGCTCCGGGGTCTATCTCTCCGACTTCGAACGAATCACACTCAATACCCCTGTCAGTGCTAAGGCTAACGACGTCCCTTATTTCGTCGCTGATGAGCCTAACGGCAACCGATTCCGTGGTATCGGGTTCAGGTCGATCACAGGCTCGGCTGACTGCGGCGTCTCTGGTGCAGCGAGGATCACCGGCAATGCTTCGTTCACTCCCCACGACAACCTCTTCGATAGCTGGTGGTACGAGTTCTTACACGTCCCCACCAACGGCGCGCTGTTTCACATCGAAGGTTCCGCTAACATCATCAGCGACTTCCAGTTCTTTGATATCGCTAAGGAGGCTGCGGCCACCAACACCAGCTACTTCCGTCTAGCTGTTCCGGTGTCGGAGAACTTCGGTGGCAACTCCATCACGGGTCAGATCCCCGGGCGGGGTACAGGCGCCGTCAATGTCGACACCGGCGTTACGGTGCTACAGGACCGCAACCGAATCGTTGGAGTTAAGGGTTACAAAGGCCATAACGTCACCATCGCTAGTGGCGTTTCGAATACCTACGTCAATCTCGCTGGCGCGTACTCTGGCGCGACGACTGCGGGAGTAGACGACAACAGCGGCAACCTCACCAACACCTACATCGACGAATACCTTGGCACAATCTCTCGGATGGGCGTTGTCCCTCCGGTGCGAACCACAGATGTCCAGGTGTTCACAGCAACGGGAACTTGGACTAAACCAACGGGTGCTCAGTTTGTAGACGTCAGCTGTATAGCTGGTGGCGGCGGAGGTGGCTCCGGCCGCCGAGGTGCAGCCGGCTCAGTCCGTTCTGGTGGATCCGGTGGTGGTGGCGCTGGGAGTAGTGCGCACCGCATCCCCGCTTCAATCTTAGGTGCCACCGTAGCCGTCACAATCGGTGCGGCTGGCGCAGGCGGTACCGCTATCACAGCAAACGATACGGACGGCAACGCCGGTACCGGTGGCGCAGCGACGACGTTCGGGACGCTAGTTCGGTCTGGTGCCCCTACTGGTGGTAGCGGCGGTACTGCTAGTGCCGGTACGGGTGGTAGTGCTGGCAACGGCGCTCACCTCGGGACTGCTGGTGGAGCCGCTGCGGCGGCTGGCGCGGCTGGCGCTAACTCTGCGACGTCTGCCGCATCAGGCGGTGGTGGCGGAGGTGGAGGCATCTCTTCCGGTAACGCCGCGAGTGCGGGCGGTAACGGAGGCGCAAGCAACTCAGCGACAGCCTCCTCTGGAGCTGGTGGTGTCATAGACAGCACCCAACCGGGTTCTGGTACCGCAATCACTACTGGCTCGGGCGTGCCTGGATCCGGTGGCGGTGGTGGTGCGTCTTCCATTACGACAGTCGGCCAAACTGGAGCCGCTGGCGGAATCTATGGAGGAGGCGGTGGCGGAGGCGGTGCTTCAGTCAACGGGAACAATAGTGGTGCGGGTGGCATAGGTGGTGCAGGCATTTGCATCGTCGTTACCTATTTCTAGGAGGAGAGAATGCCTGACGACGAACTGATCATTATCTCTGCTCCCGACGACACCATTATTTTCAGTGAGGTTGGGGTCCAAGGTCCACCTGGCGGTGGGGGTGAAGGTGCAGGCCCGGCCGGTGCAGATGGCAAGACTATTCTCTCTGGAACAGCGGTTCCTACCACCGAAGGCGTCAACGGCGACTGGTACATCCGCACGACTACGAACTTCATATACGGGCCGAAGGCCGCTGGCAGTTGGCCCTCGGGAGTCTCTCTCGTGGGTCCCCAAGGAATCCAGGGGATTCAGGGTACGCCGGGCGCCACCGGGTCTACCGGTTCTACCGGTTCAACTGGAGCTGCGGGTAATACCATCCTTTACGGTACCGCCGCACCGACTACCGAGGGTGTGGATGGAAACTTCTACATCCGAACATCAACGAACTCCATCTATGGGCCGAAGGCTAGTGGGGCGTGGCCAGGTGGCACAAGTCTAGTCGGGCCGCAAGGTATCCAGGGGACCACGGGAGCTACAGGTAGTACAGGATCGACAGGTTCGGCTGGCGCCGATGGTAAAACAGTCTTAAGTGGAACTGCCGCCCCAACAACTGAAGGTGTGAACGGAGATTTCTATATTAGGACGACGACTTCGTTCTTGTATGGACCGAAGGCTACGGGCTCATGGCCCTCCGGGGTGTCGTTAGTTGGTCCTACTGGCGCGACTGGTGCCGCAGCCCCGACACCCGACGTCCAAGTATTTACAACCTCTGGCACCTGGACCAAACCGTCCGGCGCAACAGTCGTGCATGTTTTCCTTGTCGGAGGTGGCGCGGGTGGAGGTTCCGGTCGACGTGGCGCAGCTGGCACCGTCCGAGCTGGTGGCAGCGGAGGCGGTGGCGGAGGCCAAACGATGGCGACCTTTCCTGCTTCCGTCCTATCTAGTACGTTAGCTGTAATTGTAGGCAGCGGTGGCGGGGCCGGTGGCGCAGCGGTCACAGCGAACGACACCGATGGAGCGGCCGGTGCCGCTGGAACCTCTACAGGAATCGGTACGGGGCTTGTGCGCGCGGGAGCTGGTGCTGGAGGCAGCGGCGGTACAAATGGACTAGGTACGGCCGGTGGTGGTGGCAGCGGTATGAGTATCGGCACCGCTGGAGGTGCCGCATCTGCTACAGGGCTCGCTGGACCCAACAGCGGCGCGTCAGCTGCCGCAGGTGGGGGTGGAGCCGGTGGAGGCATAACTACTGCGAATGTCGCTAGCAACGGTGGCAACGGTGGAGCCTCTAACAGTTCGACGGCGTCTGCTGGCGTCGGTGGGGTCGTAGATTCAACCTCGCCCGGCTCCGGGACAGCAATCGTTTCCGGGTCTGGTAGGCCCGGTTCCGGCGGAGGCGGTGGCGCTTCTTCTATTACGACTGCCGCGCAGGCTGGAGCTGACGCAGGGATCTACGGAGGCGGTGGCGGAGGCGGTGGCGCCTCGGTCAACGGTAGTAATAGTGGTGCGGGTGGCGCTGGCAAAGAGGGAATAGCCATCATTATAACGTTCTTTTAAAATCAGACCCAGGAGGTCAAAGATGGGCAATATTCCGAAGGATGACGAAGACCGCGTCCGCAGGAACCCAGTACGGTTCGAGGAAGAGATCATCACGGAGGACGGTGTAATCAGGGGTTTCGATCTCCCTGACCACCCGAACATCCAGTGGTGCAAATTGACCCGAGCGTGGTGGGAGATGTGGCGCCGGTCGCCCCAAGCGAAGCTGATGATCGAGACAGACTGGTGGAGTCTGTTGGAGGCTGCGATGATTCACAACGAACTGTGGAGAATCCGCCGGCCTGACGTCGCTCGCGATAAGCCACTAGCCGCATCTAATGTCGCACTATTGATGGCCGAGATGCGTCGAAGAGAAGATGCCTTCGGTGCGACGTGGGAAGCAAGGAAGCGGAACAGACTCGCTATCAAGACTCCCCAAACCGAGGAGGAAGCGGAAAAGCAAGTGAAGCAGGCCGCCGAAGGTGCAGTTGACTACATGGACAAGCTGACGAAGGCCGCTGCAACTGCGAAGAAGCTAGCCGAAGGATAATCCGATGAAGTTGTGTACTGGATGCAACGAGACACTTCCAGAAGAGAATTTTGGAAAAAACTCTCGGGTTAGTAGCGGACTAAAGTCTAGGTG